CCCCCGCCGCCTCCGCCCTCGCCTCCGCCCTCGCCTCCGCCCTCGCCCTCGCCGCCTCCGCCTCCGCCCTCGCCTCCGCCTCGACATTCTCATCAGTACGATTTTCCAGAACCGCACGAGCGGCTTCTATGGCTTTCCGAGGACGATCATCGTCAGGGTACTCTTTTTCGTAAATCGAAATAACTTGTTCGGCTGCAAATACAGCGTATTGAATCTGTTGTTCATGAGTCATCAACCGAACGATAACCCAGTTCGCCCAGTCGAAACGGTCTTCGTTCATTAATTCGGCTATAGTCCGTCCCGCATCGTCGTGATTCCTGCGTAACGCCCATGCGTAACCATCGACACACGCACCTTGCCCATGTAACCATTCGTTCGTAATTTTCATGGATCACCCCTGGTAGAGTTCGTTTAACTTGATAACGTTGAACCGTCTGTCATGTTCCCCCAGACCGGTAAAATTGCGGTCATCGACACAGACGATGAAATTTGATTTATTTTTAATCAGTACGCCGGCCCGCATAATTTCAGTACTGGCTATATAACCCTTAATTTCAGTCAAATCTTCGGCAGTTACGGAATCTATGATGATCGTCGCGTACCCGTCGGATACCGCGTCATTCAGCTTACCGAAACCGACCCCTGACACTTGAACGTACGCCCCAAACACCTCAGCAATCTTCCGTGCGACGATACCTTTTCCCGATCCCTGTGGGCCAACTATCAACAACGCCTTACCAGTTTTCATAAATCACCCCTGTTCGATTTTATCAATTTCACTCCACTCTACGCATGTATTACCCGGTAATAACGTCCCTGTCAACACGTAATTTCAGTTCCCGCGCTTCCGTGGGTTTCAGTGTCTGGGCCGTGAGAACATCGGTACCGAACAGAAACCAGAACCGGCGGTAGCTCTCCGAATCGGGTCGGCCAGCCTGCCGTTGGTACGCCGCCCACCAGGCGATTGATTCGCGCAGTTCGGCCTGGGCGACCTGATGTTCAAGGTGGCGCTTGGCGTTCGCCCGGCTAATCAGCGGGCCGAGGTATCCGGCGCCGGTATCTTGCAGGTGCTGGTCAACCGAGGCGTCTACCCGGGCGATATCACCGTACAGTCTGGCGAGTGCTTCGGGGTCCAGTTCGAACAGATCGCCGTCGACGAATTCCGGCCCAGACCTGGCAGCCGGTACCGGGACGTAACCGCAGAACGGACAGGCCCGTTTTACCGCTTCGTACACCTGGAAACAACTTAGACAGGTACGGATCGGGATCACGTCGTCCGGGGTCTGCCGGCTGCGGCGGTCCTGCCGGTCCAGGGTGAACACCCGGTTGCACAGATCGATTACCAGTCGGCCGTTCTCGGATACGACCCGGGCATGGCGGGCGACGTTACCGACGTGATCGATGATCGTGGCGGTCTGTTTCCCGTCCATGATTCGTAACGAACGACCAGCCTGCTGCACGAATAACGCGAACGATTGAGTCGGCCGGGCCATGCTGACGACTTCGATCGCCGGTAAATCGAAACCCTCACCGAACAGATCCACGTTTACCAGCTGCAGCAGTTCCCGGTTTTTAAATCGTCGGAGTGTGGCCACACGTTCGGCGTCGGGAGTTTTACCTGTTACCAGTTCGGCCCGCACCCCCGCGGCGTTAAAACTGGCGGTGATATCGGTTGCGTTTTCAATACTGTCAGAGAACGTTACGCCGAGTTTCCCGGCCGCTACCCGCAGGTATTCCCGAACCACATCACCGATGATATGGGACCGACGGACGGCTTTTTTTGTTCCGGGTTGCGACCAGTCGCCGTTCGACGATATGGGTACCTGAGACATATCGAGATCTGACGGCGGGGCGTAAATACGGTAATCGGTCAGATATCCGGCATTGATCAGTTGGCGCTGTGTCGGTCCTTCGACCATGACGTCGAACAGCCCGTCGGCATGACGCCCGAGGCCTTTACCGTCTGCACGACACGGTGTGGCCGTAAAACCGATACCGCGGGCGTTCGGGAACAGTAGTGTCGCCTTACCCCATTTATTGTCCCGAAGGACGTGATGACATTCGTCCTGGACCCACAAGGTGACCGTTGAACCCCATCGTTGAATAGCGGGTTTCTTCGCCCAACTGATTAATGTGTCCACACTGGCCACTGCTGTCGTTGCATTTGGGTGGTAATACGAACGACCGAGTTCTTCCGTGTGGATTTTATTGATCAGTCGAATAGTATTTTCTTGACCAATGATAGTGTGCCTGATCTGGTTCCGGGCCAGGGCCAGGGAGATCTGACCGACCAGTTCCTTACGGTGGGCGATAGCCACGGCGGGGCCGTTGTTTTCTCTGATTCGGTGTGACTCGATAACGGTCTTTCCTGATCCTGTAGGCGCTACGGCAAGGACATTTCGGTGTCCTGCGTTCAGGGCGTCGTCGATTCCTTCGTTTATCGTGGATTGGTACGGACGAAGGGAGATCACGCTGGTTCGCTCCGTCGTTTATACCAGCCGTTCCAGAAATCTGTCAGCGCCTCCGGCGAACCGATAAACTTCGGTTCCTTGCCACAATTCAACGGACAAAAAATTTCAATCGGGGTAGTTTGGTCGGATTCGTCGTAGGCGATCACCGGTTCCGGGCCGGTCCAGTTGCAGGTGCATTTCCAGGTCATAGTGTGTACCCCCGCTGACGATCTTCCTCGGTTGTCGGCTCGAAGAAATGGGTGTTATAATTATCGTTGATCAGGTGTTTGCCTTCGAACGCTTCGTGGAAAGTCATCCACCGTTGTTCCGCTTCGATGAATACTTCGTAATTACTCATGTAATCGGTATCCATTTCATCCGGCCAATAGACGAGAATTTCACTCACCGATTGAACGTTATATGTCGAGGATTCGGCCAGACTTCCATCTTTTAAACTTCGTACCTTCATGTTCGTTCCTCCTGTTATTTTTACGCTTGTATTTTTTAGTTGACAGCTACGACAATACCGCATATTATCCACCTCGACAACCAAATTCTACCAATGGAGGTAAAAAATGTCTGTAACACTGAAGATCCCGTATGACCCTGCAGCACTGAAAGCCGCTTCCGAATTTTTCGCGAAGCTGGCAGTGTGTGGCGTAGACCTTGCGGACGGACCGGATAAAACGGTTCACGCTAAGAAGACCACCACCGAGTTAAAACCGATCCCGGTAACGCCCGAGGGCGTCATCGTCCCTACGCCGGACACTGGGGCTGTTATTGTTCCCGGTGTCTCACCCGAAACCGTTGCGTCACCGACGGTAAACCCTGTTCCACCTGCACCGGTTATACCTGTCCCGCCTGCGGAACCTACCGTCGCGGGACCGGATGCGGCGACTGTGTTCGGTAGCGTACCGCAGCCGCCGACCGTTGACCTCGATTCACGCGGTCTGCCGTGGGACGGTCGAATCCATGCGTCCAGCCGGGCGAAAATCGCTGATGGTTCGTGGCGGAATCGGAAATGCCCAGCCGAGTACCAGAAACCACAGTGGGACGAACAGATCGCCCAGATCGAAGGTGAACTGCGGGCGGCAATGGCCGTTCCGGGTCCGATTCCACCGTGTGATGGTTTGACGGGATCGCAGGCGACTGTTACAACCGGACCCGTCCCCCCCGCGCTTGTTGCGAACAGTACCATTCCGCCGCCTGCCGCTGGTCCGGTGTCCCCGCCGAAAACCTTCGCCGAACTCAATGTGGCTATTACCTCAAACGCAATCGACCGGGACCGGGTGACCCAAGCAGTTCAGGCGGTCGGCCTGCAGGCGTATCCCTTGCTTGCCGCCCGGCCCGATTTGATCCCGCAGGTAGCGGCAATACTCTTCCCCCCGGTGGCGGCATGAGCAAACATTCACGGATCCCGCCTTCCTCGGCGCACATCTGGGCCGGGGGAGGTTGTACGGGATGGGTCCAGATGGTGGAAAAATTCCCGGAACCAGCGGAAGAATCGGACGACGCCCGCGAGGGTACTGCCTCGCACGAAGTGGGCGAACGGAACATCTGGCGGGCACTGCACGGCGGGATCGGCCCGGAGCTGGTCCCCGGCGGTACCGCCCGAAACGGCGTCGTGGTCACGGAGGAAATGGTCGACTGTGCCGAGATTTACAGTGACGACGTGATCGACGAATACCGGCGCCGGGTGGTGAATCCCGGTATGACCTATGGTCTGGAAACCCGGATCGACTGTTTTAAGATCCACCCGGAATCGTTCGGTACCCCGGATTTCTGGCTGTACGATCCGAGTGAATCGCTGTTGATCATCTGGGATTATAAATATGGTCACGTGGTGGTCGATGCGTACGAAAACTGGCAGGAGGCGAACTACACCGCCGGCCTGATTGATCGCCTCGGCCCGGTCCGTGAGGTCGAATTCCGGGTGATCCAGCCGCGGGCCTTACGTCAGAAAGGTATCCTCGCCCGTTGGCGGGTACCGGTGGAACGGCTCGATCCGATGTTTGGTATCCTGCACGAACGGGCGCATGAAGCGTTTGGGCCGAATCCACAATGCCGGACCGGACACCATTGCCGGCGGTGTGGCGCCCGGCACGGATGCGGCACGTATCTGACTGCTGCGTTCACGCTGTACGAGGCGGCCAGTGCCCCCGCGCCGGTCGAACTGTCCCTGTCGGCCCTCGGTCTGCAGCTGTTGATCGTTGAACGGGCAATGGAGGCCCTGAAAGGTCTACAGACGGGCTACGAGGAACAGGTCCGGGCAATGATTCAGTCGGGTAACGTGGTCCCCTGGTGGGCACTTGAATCCGTGTCCGGTCGGGAGGCCTGGACCAAACCGGTTGCCGAGGTTGCCGCCCTCGGTGATCTGCTCGGTTTTAATCTGCGGAAGGATGCCCTGATCACGCCGAACCAGGCGCGAAAATTGGGGGTGGATGACGCCACGCTGAAGATGTACAGTGGGCGAAACAGTGGGCTGAAACTGGTGAAGGATGCCGGCGAGAAGGCCCGTAAAGTGTTTAGCGAGGGGTGAGACGATATAAACCGAGTGATCGAAACGGAAATAATCGGTAACCGATAACCACGAACAGCCGTCACAGAACGGCACAGGAGAATAACCATGCCTACAGACGTAATGATTACCGGCCGCCTCGTTGGTGGCCATCCGATGACTTCACAAGTACGGAAGGACGATAAAACCGGCGCCGTGCTGTACCAGCAAGACGGAACCACGCCCCGGACCAGTACGTTCATTGCCGTAGCCGTACCGAAAACCCCTGGTGTACCGTGGCAGAACGAACCATGGGGCCAGGTGATCGTCAAGGAAGCGCAGGATGTTTGGAATCTGGGCGAATGGCAGCACCCGACGTTTGCCTGGAAGGTCACCGACGGCGACAGTACGATTCCGAAAAAACCGTTCGGTGGAAAACCCGGACGAATCCCCGCTCAGTGCGAGGGATACCCCGGTCATTGGATCATCGGTTGTTCCACCGAGCTCGGGATCAAATGCTACCATGTCGGAAAATACGACCCGACCCAGCAGATCCAGAACAAGGACGAGATCAAATGTGGCGATTACTGCCGTGTGTTGATCTCGGTGAAAGCGAACAAACCGTCACAGTCGCCTGGTGTGTACATCAATCCGACCCTGTTCGAATTGTCCCGCGCCGGTCAACGGATCGTTACCGGCGATGGTCCCGACGCGGCCACAGCGTTCGGTGGTTCCGCCCCGGTCCTGCCGGCAAACGGTGCGTATGATACCGCCGTGGCACCGCCCCCTGCCGCACCTGTCCTCGCGTCGCCCCCGCCCGTCGTGGCCGAGTCGAAATACCTCGTTAATGGGGTAGAGTATACCCTGTCGGCGTTGAAGGCGGCAGGGTGGACGGATGCACAGATCGCCACCGCTACGCCTGTCGGGGCGCCCCCGGCTCCTGTCCTCGCGTCGCCCCCAGTACCCATAGCCGCACCGACCGCACCGGCACCGGATTTCCTATCGCCCCCTGTGGCCCCAGTCGTACCGGCCGAGGAACGGTATTTCATCGAGGGCAAGGTGTACACGAAATCACAGTTGGTCGGGTTCGGTTGGACCCCGGCACAGATCGCCGGTGCTGCGGTTTATACCGGATCGGACGTACCGTTCTGAAATAACGGGACCGGCCGGTGGGTGACTGCCGGTCCTGATTTTCGCGGTGTAGCAGAATTGGCAAATGCTCCCTTCAGGGGGTTCTCGGAAATAATACTAGGGGAATACCGAGAGTTGCAGGTTCGAGTCCTGCCGCCGCGACCTTTTACCCACTGGAGAAATTATGGATATGGAATTACGGGAAGCTGGAGAAGATTACGATTCATTAGAAAATGCCGAACGGGTTGCGAAAGAACGGGGGCTGATTGTTGTAGCCCCAAAACCCGACGAATTATTTATCGATCTGGACTGTGATGAGGATTTTCAAGAATTCCGCAAAAGGTTGGCTGATTTCAACAGTCAGAAATTGGGATTCGTTCTCCGTATTGAACGACTCACCCCCTCGGCGTCCGGTCCCCCGCATTACCATGCGGTAGTGAAAATAAGCGATGCCGATTTTTTAGAACCGGAACAAGTTATACTCACCGATGAACGTCGTATTCTTCTGCAATTTCTTCTTGGGTCCGATCGAGTACGAGAGATTCTCAGCGTCTACCGAATGCTTCGTCAGGATGACAGACCGCCAACTCTCTTCTTCGAACGCCCATGAATAACCACATCTACGATATCGAAACGTTCCCCAACGTCTTTACTCTGACCTCCAAGGAACATGAAACCGGCCGGTACAACGTTTTCGAAATTTCCACCCGGAAAAACGATATCGCGAATCTGTGGTCATGGGTGCGGTTCATCGCGGACCGTGGCGACAGGATGGTCGGATTCAACAATATCGGATTCGACTATCCTGTTCTCCACTTCATCCTCACCCACTACAACGTCACGCCGGAACTGATCTACCAGTTCGCAAACGGTATCATCAACACGGATGATCGGTTCGGTCATATCATTTGGGACAATGATCGAATCGTTCCCCAGATCGACTTGTTCAAGATTCACCATTTCGATAACGTCGCAAAATTCACCAGCCTGAAGATGCTGGAGTACAACATGCGGTCCGAGAGTATTCAGGAACTGCCGTTCGCCCCGGGAACCGTGCTGACCTCGGACCAGATCGATGTGCTGCTCCGGTACAACCGGCACGACGTGAACCAGACGGAACAGTTCTTCGTTCATTCGCTCGACCATATCAAATTCCGGGAATACCTGTCGGAGAAATACCAGCGGAATTTCATGAACCATAACGATACGAAAATCGGCAAAGATTTTTTTATCATGGAACTTGAGAAAGCGAACCCAGGGTGTTGCTACTGTAAGGACGCTATGACCGGGCGCCGGGCGCCACGGCAGACACCACGACCGACAATATCGTTCCGGGACATTATTTTTCCGTATGTCCGGTTCGAGCATCCAGAATTCAACCGGGTGCTGGACTGGTTCCGTGCGACCACAATTACCGAGACGAAAGGATCGATCGAAGATCTTACCTGCACGGTCAATGACTTTACGTTCGTTTTCGGGACTGGGGGAATTCACGGATCGGTAGACAGTCAGATCGTGCAAGCTGACGACAGTAACGTTATCCTGGACCTCGATGTTACCAGCTTCTACCCGTCGTTAGGAATCGTCAACCGGATCTATCCGGAACACCTGGGAGAATCTTTCTGTGATATTTACGCCGAAATCAAACGCCAACGGGTAGGGTATGCGAAGGATGCACCTGAAAACCTGATGTTGAAACTCGCCCTGAACGGCACCTACGGCGATACGAACAATAAATACAGCCCGTTCTATGATCCTCAGTACACCATGTCGATCACGATCAACGGACAGTTGGTCCTCTGTATGCTGGCTGAACAGATGATGAAAATTCCCGGCCTGCAGATGATCCAGGTAAACACGGACGGACTCACGGTTCGGGTGAGACGGGAGTACCTACCGCACATCGAGCGAGTGAAAGAATGGTGGTGTAAGGTCACACATGGGCTCGAACTGGAAGAGGCGTTTTACAGTAAAATGTTCATCCGAGACGTGAATAATTATATCGCCGTGACCGAATCGGGCAAACTGAAACGCAAGGGTGCCTATGAACACGGTATCGAAAAACCTGGTGGAAAAAATAACCTCGGTTGGCACCAGAACCATTCAGCCCTGGTCATTCAGAAGGCTGCCGAGGCCGCTCTGATCCGTGGCGAAAACATCGAAACGTTTATCTACCACCATCCGGATGTGATGGATTTCATGCTGCGGACGAAAGTTCCCCGTTCGTCCCGGCTGGTCATGGTCGGGCCTGACGGTATCGACCGACCGCTGCAGAATATCACTCGGTACTTCATCAGCCGGGAAGGTGGTTCATTGGTGAAAATCATGAACCCGTTGAAGGGAAAAACGGTGGACCGGCGGATCGGTATAAATGTCGGCTGGAAAGTTACGCCGTTGAATGAGATCCGGTACGATATCGCTGGGGAAATCGATTACCGGTATTATATCAGTGAAGCTCGGAAACTGGTTGATCCACTGAAATAAGGAGTGAACAGAATGTCCAAGAGATACGGCAGGAATCAGAAGCGGCGCCATCGTGAATTACTGGCAAAAACCGAGAAACGATTACAGGAGATGACTGTTGCCTATGATCGGGACCGGCATCTTACTGAGTACCTACAACAACAGATCAACCGAGCCGAACGAACGATCCGAGAAATGGTAGAAACGATAGAATCGGTTTGTCCGAATTCGACAGCGATCCCGCCGAAAACTTTTACAGGTAGTGGGGAAAGACCGTCGTTTACCGTCGCGTGTCTCGATAGCCCACTGCTGATGAGTATGGGTGTCAATCCGAACCGACCGATAGTGCCGGAACAATTACGATACGTTAATACCTACGCACTTGAAACGTATGTGCAAAAACATAAGGAAACCCTGGATACGGCTATCCACCTCCGATATCAAGCTGGCGGTCACAGTGCGTACATGATATCAGAACGGGGATTCCGGGACATACCGATTGGTAAGCTCGTGGAACTCGTCGCCCGGGAACTCGTCAACCATCTGCGTCGGCCGTAACCCGGTACGCCTCCCACACTTCCCGCCGCCGTTCCACCGGTTCACTCGATCCCGCCATCCATAAATCCGCCGTGGTACCCAGTGCCGCGGCGGCCGTCTTCGCCGTACCGTTCCGCAGATCACGTTTGCCGCTTAATACCAATGACCAATAGGCGGCGGAAATTCCTAACACTGTAGTAGCAAATATTTTCTGTTCCATAGTACCTGACATACTACTACGGTGGACGTAAATTTACAACCTGTTAATTATCCTATTTACAATTTACATAATGTTAATTATCCTAACATTAAACATACACTAACAGGAGGTGTACCATGTTAAAACAGGCACGTAAGGCACAAAATAAATCACAGAAAGATTTCGCCGCAATCCTCGGTGTAACGCAACAAACCATATCCAGCTGGGAAACCACGGGTGATATACCGGAGGATCGCCGGGATGAGGTGTACCGGCTTTACCGAATCGATCCGGATAACGTCATGCCCGATGTTTCCGAATCGGATCGCGAACTGATCGCCCTGCTCCTGCGCTACGGCAATATGGCCTTGAAAGAGGAGCTCCGTGACAAACTCGAACGTATGAAATCGCTTACGCCTTCCGGGTCGAGTAATAGGCCCGGAGGTAGTCGTTCGCTGTCGCCGCACCTTCGGGCGAGTTATAGTACCGCTTCAGATATTCGGCTATGAGCGGCGTATCCGTCGGGATTTCCCCCGGTGACCGGTACAGTTTCAGCCGGGCGTGGATCGCCCCGTATATATCGTGCCAGGTAAGGGCGTCGAGATCCGGCCCGTCGATCCCGGTAATCTCGCGGATCTGGCGGGCAAGGTCCGGTCGGCGATCGATGAAGTTCCGGTAATTATCGGTCAGCGTTGCCGGTTCGATCTGGAACACCCCGCGCGCCGGGCCGTTACCGATCTGCCGTCGGTATTTACCCATCTTCGATTCGTGAGCAGCGGCCATGATCAGGGCGGTTTCGGCCGCAGGTGACCACAACGGGTGGCGGGTGGCGGTAATCGGTACCAGAGCGATATGAATTATTCGACTGAGTGATTCGGCGGTGAACATGGCGTAGATTCCTCTTCAATGGCAATGGTGAGACAGCGTTTTAACACGCGGGCCTCGATAGCAGCGTCGACGCCGGCCGGGATAACGACACCTGCGGCGTCACGAATCGGTACCCGTTCGGCAACAGTGAGCAATTCGCGGATTCGGTCGGATGTGGTCATTCGTGCCCCCGAGGACAACAGACCGCTTGACACTTTTCGATAGCGTCCCATAGATTTTTATGGACCTTTTCATGGTCTTCTTTCAATTTATCCAAATCTGTTTTTCCTTCGGTACGTAGCTCTTTTATCGCGTCAATCAGTTTATCGTTTGACGCCCGTAGATCCCGCCACATAAAACCCATCGCTGCGATAAATAACCCACCAACCGCAGCGATACCCGGCCAGTCGGCGGCACCGGTGATAGTATACGTACCAGGTGTGAGGCTACGGAGAACTGTCATCAACTGGTCAAACTGATCTGGCTGCATCAATTTCGTACCTCGTCAAGTCGGAATTTTGCCCGAGCCAACCGGTTGAGGCGGTCACGGACGATAGGGTTTTTCCATGGATCCTCGCTGGCAGGGGAGAAATTCCGCCAGCCGATCCATGAGGAAACGGCCCCGTAATAAATGGTACAACGGGCCAGTGCCTTGACCAGTTCCCACCCGTCAAGCCGTGACCACAGAAACGATACGAGGTTTTTTAAAAATCGATTATTTGCCGTTTGAAATGCCGCGTAGGTGTTCTGAGCGACCGCCCAGGAACAATCGTGGTCAAGTCACAACGGGGATATACAGATTCCGCCTATGATGTCCGGTACGAGTCGGTCACCGATACCGTCGCCCGCCCCGCAGAACGTGGGCCACATATTGAGCGGTAGGTCGGGTTCATCGGGCATGAGGTGTTCGAGAAAATCGGCGACTTCCATTTGTGCGCCGTACCGGATGATTTTGACCGTTTTCATCACAGCACCGCCGCCAGAAATTGCAGGACTATCTCCCGCTGTTCCGGGGTAAGGATGGTTGAGCCGAGCGCCGCTGCAGCCCCGAAAACTGCCGTTGTTAATGCAATGATTCTTACTTTCGTCATTTCGACCTCCAGGCCAAAATATTAATCTCAGTTTTCGCACGCCTCATCGCGTGAGCACAATTCGATCATCCGCCCTTCACCGGCTGATTTAATCGAGTAATAGATGCACACATCCGGCGTCGCGGCACCGCGAGCGCAGACACCGGGGCAATTATCATCGCGGAGCGTCCGGACCCCGTGCTCGTCGGTATGCGGGTGTGTGGTTATCTCGATCATCGCGGCCACACCTGAGTGTCGCCGAGCCAGATTTTGCCGTCGCGGATCTCGGTATCGTAGCCGTAATCGGTGATAAAACAGCCGTTGATTTCCTCGATCGTGCAAGTCCTGCCGCCGGCGCATGTGGTGCATTGCTCGTACTGCGCGGCGGTGATGGCCCCGGATGACTCGGTTTTCCCGGACCCCGCGCCGCCGCCAGCATTCGCGGACGATTCCCCAGACGCGGTGGCCTGATTGATCGTCACCTGTGCGTTGTCCGTGGCCATCACCCTCTGCCCCTGTGCCGCCCCTCGTGCCGCTTGGCCTACGGTATAGCCGACAGCTCCGGCAAGGCCGGTTGGCGATTCGACCATGCGGGCGACACCTCCGAGGACCGCTTCCGTGCCTTCGGCAAATCCGCTTTTCGGCATCGGAGTAGGCTGCAATTGAGCGAGGGGATTTTGTTTCCCACCGGCCAGGGCAATCACCGCATCGCCCAGGATACGCATGTTCTGGTACGCGGCCCATGCGGCTATTTTTTCTGGAGTGTCGAGGACGATCTGCATGTTGCCTGCTTCAACGGCTTTGGCTTTTGCCTCTTCACGCTCGGCAATCGCAACGGCTTTGATGGCGTCAACTTTTTTGCCCTCGACTGAAGCCCACGCGTCATATCGCCCCTTGCCGGTAGACTCTGTGCTGATGTCGCCAATAAACGGCAGGTCGAGGTTGCTGCTTCCGCCGCCTTCACCGGCACAACCGGAAAGCGGGAGCAGGGCCAGGAGGATGAGTATGTTTTTCATTTTTACCTCTGTGTTAGTCAAAAGATTGCTGATAGTTTTTAATCAGTCACCGACATACCGCTTTATAGCTGCCGCTTTGGCGCTCATATCGACGCTGTATAATGCTGCCGCCTTGGTGCCGCCGAACAGGTAGGTATCGTCTGCGAGAGACGCAAGAGCAGCAAGGGCAGCGGCATCATCGGCCATCGTTTTGCCCACTCCGTCAGCATCATATACGGCATTATCAACTCCGGTTCTGGCGATAATTTCAGGGGCAGACGGCCATCTAATGGGGTCGCGAAGCAGAGAATATTTGACACGCCCGGCTTTTTGGAGAGTATTGCCCATGGCATCGGCTGAACCAGCGGAGAGGGCTGGCTGTTTCCCAGTTAGGATAAACATGGCAGTAGGTGTTGGCTCCCAAGTATCTCCGGTGTATGGGACGTTTGCAATCAACCAATCTGCAATTCGCTGGTGCCCTGCCCGGTTTAAGTGGGTAGCGTCGGCGATGAATAAGGAGGGGTCTTGCGCCCCATTACCATCAGAACAGAGCGCCCTGGTATCGACATACTGCAATCCCAATTCCGCCGCCTTTGCCTCTAGCCAGGTGTTATAACTCACACACCACGGGTCATACAGAGGACCGATATCGGAGTAGTTTATCGAAAAAACAACCACATTATCCGCCAGCAACAGAGCTTTGGTTATCAATTCCTCCATTGTGGCCCGCATTGCTGTATTAGGGTCGGCGGGAATCAAACTCGCCTGGTAACAGTCATTTAACCCACCCTCTAAAAAGATCGTCCCGGCTTTAACCGCGTTTGCATCAAATTTTGCTGATATTTGCGCCAACGTGTCTCCTGACACGCCGTAGTTTATATAAATCGCGCCTTTGCCGCGCCCGTAAATGCTGGTATATGTCCTGCTGTTGGAGTTAATTCCGGGTGCGTCGGCCCGCGCAAAAGCACATATTGAATCCCCGAATGATAGCAGCCCGCCGACCGTCGGAAAATCAAACCGAGCGCAACCGGCAGTCACGTTACTGACAACATCGGTTGTGCCGTTTCTCAGCCCAGCCTGCAAGTTCATCGCCACCGTTGACACCCACTCCATGGTGGCTATTTCAGTGTCGGAGTCGGTTATGGCAAACGATTTCACAATCTCGGTGAATGGAGATGAGGTCATTGCGATGTGCAGTCTAATTATCTGATCAGCGCGGGTTACTGCGCTTATCGGTATCGTTAATCTAACCAGTCGGCCGATGGTTACAGGGATATTTTGCTGAGTCACTAGGGCGTTTTTGCTGGCGGCAAACGATACCACGTTACCAGCGGCAACCGTTGTCCCGCTGGTTTTTGCCCAAGCGGCATTAGTCATATCACACGATTGCCGAAAATAGTTGTACCTCTCACTATAGCCAATCTGATTTAGCCAATCAGAGCCGACCGTTAGGCTCTCGACAATCGCATTGTTGAGGGTGTATCCCGTAAGGGTGAGGTGCCGACCATTGCCTGATACATCAAACATCACGGCAACGGTTGTGCTGATTCGCGTGGGGTATTCGTAGTGCGACCCATTGCTGAGGACAAAACTGTACAATGTGCCGTCTGATACATATATTCGTCCGGCGGCGACTGTCAGTGTTGCAGCAGTGCCGGTTTTGCTGACGACAGTCTCGGTCCCGACAATTGTTGAGCTAGCTAAATATCCGGAATTATCCCCCAGCAGATACCATTTCTTTTGCACGGCTCTGCTCGATATGCCGGTATCATCAATCAGTCCGTTCGACACCAACGCCTTAAACGACAATCCCGTAGTCGGCAACCGCAACCCACCACCGCCAAGCGATAAACCGAATCCTAGCATGTCACATCACCAAAAGCGAACAGGACGTATCGGACGTATACGTATTTCCAGGCACTATACCAATCGGAAAATACGCCACCAGAGGAAATTCCGTACCACCGTTAATCTTCAGGTTCACGTCCACTGTGGCCACGAAAAACTTATCGCCGTTGGTCGGGGTCCACGCTTCGGTAGCAACAATAGCCTGTACCCTACGTGCAACAAAACCCTGGATAGGCTGGTTCGAGGTATCACGGTTTAATTTTCCCATTTTTTACTCCTTTTAAGGTACTCGGTTTGTACGTTTACGATTTTTTCTTCAATCAATTTCGTCGGTCTTCCGGTTGCTTCTGCTTTATTACGTGCTTCCCGTAGTTTCGTAAGCGTACTCTCCGCATCCTTTACCAAGCTTACCATTTTATACCGCGGATCGGAAGCCATTTTTTTACGGGTATCCGCGTCAGCAGCAAGATAATTTTGACGGAATCGTTCAACCTGGTCGGCCGATTCGTAATATCGTTCCGATATCGAACGGTTGGACCACTGCCCGTACACCCGCCGAGCGAACGGAATTTTCGCCGGTTCTACAGGTTCGTCACCGGTAATCGCTTGTATTGGCGTGACTACGGAATCTTTCAGGAACCGGCCGGCCGAACCGGTAACCGTTTCGTACATCAGTTCGATCACCTCGGGAGAGATGTCGACTGCAGCGGTGTTGTCGTACTCGCCCTGACCACCCGTGAGCCGGTGCAGCCCTTGGGCGATATTTTTCGCGATACCCGATGTGGACTTCCAGTACCGGTAGGCATCGGCTTTACCGGGACCGAACGGTGATTCTTTCGGCATGAGGTCCGAGCCGGACCACGTTTTATTCTCGCCGACCATGACGAACGGATCGACGACGGTCGGGGCGAGAGCCTGGGTCACCGTGGCCGATTGCAGCGGGTTGAAGCTGTTCAGTGCCATCGTCACGGTACGCATTGCCGCTTTTGCCGCATCGTATTTTCGGCCGGTGGCGGCAGTATGGAACCCCCGTACGATCTCGGCACCGACGTTGTAAAACAGATTGTACCCGTATGGCATGGGGATTTTCGCGAATTTACCACCACTGTCGGGGATCATGATAATCATATTCCGTTCCCGGATAAAATCCGGTATCCCGTCGACGAACGGTTCACCGGTTTCATCGTCCCCGCCCGTGGCGTAGGCGAGTAGTTGCAGGGTGGCACCCGTGACCACAATGCCGCCGACGATCACCCGGACCCGTGGGGAACGACTGACGGCCTTAATCATCCGGACGTTGCCCTGAACGCCCGCGTTGAAAAACATGTACAGGGCGTTAATCGCCGGGGAATCGGCACCGCGCCGGGTGAAGTCTACGGTGAGGTTCGAGGCGGTGAGGGCGGCACGTGAAGGGGTGGCGCCGGATTTAATCATCTGGTCGTAGAACGCCAGGCGGACCCCGTTTTCCACGGCGGTATTGGTGCGGCTGATTGCGTCGCCGATAACCCGCAGGGATTTCTTCGGGATGTGCCCGTCGCGATACAGGTCCATCGTCGATTCGATCTGTTTCGCCAGATCCTTGATTCCGTCGTACGACTGCATCCAACCGATTTTTCCGCCGTTCGCGGCGAAGTCCCGGTATACCTTGCCCCAGTATGTTCCAGCTTTGCCATATTCGGCGCCGAGAATTCCCCGGATCGCCGGGAACACGTTTTTCAGAACGCGACCCTGTAACCCGCGGGCCTCGGTATCTTCCATGTGGACGCCAGCGGTCTGAATATCGCGGGTGAAGTTCGACAGCACGAATTCCGGGGACAGTGTGGTGTTCACCATCGCGAGTATCCGGATCATCTTCGACAGTGCCGCCATCGGTCCGCTGAGATTCGCGTCGGCGTTTTTAATCGATTCGAGGAATCGATTGGTGGTCGGATTCTTCGTGTCGAACGTCAGGGTAAACCGTTCCCCATCAACCCGGATGTACAGTTCGTTATCCGCTTCCCTCGGCGCCGTGTACATCACGATATTCCCGTCGGCATCATGAGTCGGGTTTTTCGCCTGTTTGCCAACGGTGATCCCGGCGTCCGGATTCTCGCGGGCGAAATTCACTAGCACCCGGCCAGCATCGGCTTTGTGTTTGCGGGTGATCGCCGTCTGGACGTTCTGGATCGAATGGGCGAGGATGTGGACGACTTCCAGCATGGAACCCTTGGCCACCTTAATCGGGCTGCCGGTTGGTCCGGTGACGCGGCCTGTTGCCGGCCGGGTATCGTCCTCGATGTCGCGGTGGAGCGGCACGTAAAATTCGTAGCCGTCGACCAGACTGCGGTATTCCACATCGGACAGCTGGCCCGATTCGCGCAGGATGTCGAGTTTCAGTTGCCCCAGGTCGAGCAGTTGTTGATGGGCTACGGTGAGCGCCTGGAACCGTGGATCGGCAGTCCAGCGGTTGACGATATCGTTTGCCTCGGCGTCCGTGATCCCGGCGAACCGGGGCGATTCGAGTTCCCAGCGATCACGGACGGCTTCGATTTCGTCCAGGTGTTTCGACCGGGCATCGAGCCGTTTCTGCAGGTTGTCGGGGGTACCTTTCAGCACTTCGGCGGCGGTAAATATTCGCTGACTTAACTCCGTCTGACGTGTGGCCACATCTGCTCGTTGGGTCGCGATACCGGTGAACAGGTCGTCCAAGACTTCCAGGTAACGATCCTGTCGATCGGCGCGGGTACCGCCGGTCATCAGCACATCGGAACGGATATCGATCAACCGTTCCTCCAAGGCGGCACGTTCGGCACTGTTCAGGTGCGCGGCGGCCATATCGATGAATCGTTTGGCGTTGACCTGTTGCATCCGTTTGTTCCGCTCGGGCGCGTGTTTCGCGTGGGCGTATTCGTCGAGATCTGCCGGGGCCAGTTTGGCCCGGGCGAGTCCTGCGAGGAGCGGTTCGGCGGTGGTTTTCATGAACTGTTCTGCCTCGTCCGCCGTTTTCTTACCGCGCAGTCGTTCGATGGTGAGGATATCGGTATTCTCGGACAGGTTCTCGGACAGGTTCACCACATCGGCCCGTTTCAGTACCCGGCGCCGGGGATCATCCTTATCGATTGCCGAGTAGAGAAACCGTTCCCATTGGTCCGACAGGTTCGGATGTTTCGCGAGAAACCGGTCAATGGCGTCGGGTTGGGTCGTGGTGGGTGATTGGGCGTAGAGGGTCGATTCGAGGGACTGGTGCGCCACGTTCTCCACCGATCCACCACTCTTACCCGCCAACGCCAGCACCCGGGCCGATGCTTCGAAATTCGGTGCATCCTTACGCATGGCCTCCACTAAATCGCCGGCGGCCATATTCGCCGCTTCGAGCCAGGTTGGCCGACGGGCGAACATCCGGGCGAAGAATCCCCGGATCGCCGCGAGGAACCTCTCGCGTAACGTCTTCCCGCGATATTCCCGTTCGGACATCCAGTCGATGGTTTCCGGATGGGTCAGGGCGTAGGTGAGGAATTCGTCCGGATTTTCCGCCGGCACCCGTAGCCACACTGGTAGATCTGTTCTTCCACGACCGTACGCACGAACCGCTTCGCCGAATTCTTCCCAGACGGCCCGGTACTGTTTCAGGGCGGCTTCGGCCTGGTGGTTCCCGAGTTTCCCCGGATTCGCCAGGTAATAATTCAGCATGTCGTAACGGGCCAGGACCGCCGCGTGCCACGATTCATGCAACAATGTGGCCTCGTTGTGACCATCGCCGTACAGGGTGATACCGATCCGTTTGCCCGCCCGGTCCGTTTTCGCGATACCGGCCGCATTGGTCCGGGTGTCGGTCACGGTCAGACTGAGACGGTCGGGATCGGGTAACAGGGTGAGCAGGTCCTCCGCCATGGTGCGGAATCGTTCAGACGTGGAGTTGTCCCGGATGTTTTCCAGTAAACCGTGGACCGTCTGACCGTCGGTGCGAACTGCTTCGTTGAACGGACGGGGTGCGGCCGTTACGATATCGCCGCCGGCTGCGGCCCAGGCGATCAAGGCGCCGCCTTGTTTGATGAATTCCCGGCGGGTAGTGGGTGATTCAAGGATGTCTGTTATCGATACGTCGGCGTCGTTGAAGATCACATAGTTGAAATTGCCGTCGCCTTTGCCTCTGCTGGTGCCATCGAGGTATTTTATGCCGCGGATGCCGAGGGAGTGGAGATATTCGGAGGCGGCCTTCTCGCTATCCTCCCTACCTTTAGAAAAATTATGCCTATCCAGCGCATCATATAGGTCAGAGCCGGTAGGGTTTTCAATACGTAAATTAGAATTTACATCATCATGAATTTTCTGTACTTCCCCATTTTCGAGCGCCGCCTTCACCTTCTCCGATTGTTCCGACAACGGGCGGTCCCAGAGTAAATATTCATCCTCGGCGGGGGCGAGTTCGACTTGGTAGAGCTTGCCGGATGCCGATTTTTCACGAGCGAGGCGTTTTTTACCGTCTTCCAGGAGTTTCTTCGGATCACCGTTGTATTCAAGGATCTTCAGTCCGTCGATAATGTCTGCAGGTTTTATCCCGGAAAACAGTTGTCCAGCAACCCACAATTCCGGATCGGCTGAAAACGACGCATCAAGTAACCGACGGGCGGAACCAGATAGCGTGGTACGGTAGTGATCAGCCACCTCTCTCTTACCAGCAAAATATAAACCGTGTCCGTAAGCCTGCGCCCCCTCGCCGGTACCAATCGCGGCCGTGCTGAATTTATCGAATGAATGGGGTGATCCGTGGTAGGCGGCCGCTTCCAACACCGAATCAATTTCCCGGCTGTACGCCCCCGAATTCCGTTCGGCCGATTTCACCTGATTCGGGTCGAAAATCACCACCTGTGCCCGGTCCTCGATGATCAACCCGTCGTATCCTTCCGCGATGAGTCGTGTTCGCAGGGCTCGGGCGGTTTCACTGTCGACGACCACCCGTTCCAGCCGGTCCGACTGGACCACGTAGGGATTTTCCATCCGCACATAAAACGCATGAGTCGTTCCCTCTGTGCCGACACTGTGCGCGTCGGCGATCGTTTCATCACCGAGAAACGCACCCAAGGCGGCCAGTGGGGACGAGCCGGGACGAGCCGGGCGATTCAGGTCGAAGGTCCAGGTTTTCGATAGAAAATCCGGATCTGATGTGCCGTGGTATAAAATTACCGGCGTACCTTGGTCGGTGATTTTCGAGGCGCCGAACCAGCGGCGGAACGTCGGCGAATTTTCCCGAAGTCCTCGCCCGGTTTCAGGGGTCGGCCGTTCAGTTTTTTCAGTAGGTCGGTCATTGGTATCTCCTATGGTTGATTCCAGGGTGTCGTCGAGTCCACTGCCGGTCGGTTCGGGGGGTCGCCTCGCCCGTTGTACGACATGAGTAACTTCTTCCGGCGCGGCCGCTTCCAGGGTGTCGTCGAGGCCAGCGACAGAATCCGCTTTAATCCGCTGTTGAACACTCTTCACCGGCAACCACTGTCCTTTATATTCAAACTCCCAATTCCCTACTTGTTTTCCGTTGACGGACGTTGACGTTCCGGTCGGTCGGTATTTTTTACCGTCAACAATGACTGTTTTCTCGATAGCCGGTTCGGGTGACGGTTTCCCGCCGCCGGGACCGGACGGTTTCACCGCCTCCAACCGTTTCACTAAGTCTTCATCGGGCGTCGAGTCGCGATTGAACGCAAACGATAAATTCCGCAGCGTGCCCACATGGGGTTTCAGTTTCTCGACGGTCTTACCCGCTATTCCGAGATAGTCAGCGGCGAGAATATAAGATCGTGCGTCGGCGACCGAATCGAAAGCGTCAACGGCAAACCCGGTTTCAGGATGGACGACATTATATCCTTTACCGATTTTTTCGAAACCGAACGAACCGTAAACCATGGCGGTTGCGGATTCGGTTTTACCTTCTGGCATCTGCCGAGAGTATTCGGTTTTTTTAAATTTCCCGGTCAGCCCTGAAATAACGTTATCGAATCGTGCCCGTAGATCTCGGCGTTTACGTTCTTCCGCTGCACGAGTTTTTTCACGTTCCGCCCGTTTCGTCTCAGTATCCGATTCGATTTCAACCTTTTTCCAAAACCAGAATTTTTCAACAAAATTCTCAACGGTCTTTTCCTCGTTCGGCCCCGACCCGAGTAATTTATCCCCGCTTTTAAATCTGATTCGTCCGTTCTTTACCGAGGCTTGTACCGATAGCTTCTTCGTACCTTTGATGATAAATCCTTCGTTATCTATTTCCGCACCGTACTTGGATAGCGCCGAGGCTATACCCACACGGTATTTATAACCGCCGTCGCGGGCGAGGACTGGTTCGGACTCGGTAGTTTTACCCCGCAGGTCACGTTCCGATTTCGCAGTACTCCCCTGCACCGTTTCCGGTCGACCGGCGTTATCCTTCCGTACCTTCTCAGCAAACTTCTGTCGGGCAACGTCCTGGTCGGTAACAGTCCCCCGCCGAACCAATGGACCTTTAGACGGACCATGCCCACTGACCCATTTCCGGAACGCTTCCATCGGTACACGGGTCACGGATCGCCCACCGGTCCAGCCGGATTCATAATTCGACTGGTATAACTGAAGGGCTTCCTGTTCGGTGGTCGGCCCGACGACGGTCTTGTGTTCATCGAAGGTGTCGTCCGGTTTATATTGGTTCACCACGAATACATCAGCCGCCCCACCCGTGTAGCCGGGTTTGACGAATATGTCTACATGGTCTTTGTCCCGGCCACGGGTGCCTTTGATGTAGCCATAATCGGCGGTCAGATCCTGCGACCAGGCGCGGCCGGTGGCATCGGTACCACGACGGGTCGAACCGACCGGGTTTTCAATGGAGAGATTCAGGCCGTCGATGGTCACATGGGCCTTCTGATAGTTCCCCGCCTCTGCTTGGGCGGGGGTTGGTTCGGTATTTACCGGCTGGTCGGCGGCGATTGATTCGGCTGTAGGTTTACCAGAACGAGACGACGAGGGGCCAGGAGGTACCCCTCGCGTCTCTCCCGCGAGGAGTGAGGCCGCGGTGTTCGGTGCGGGGGCCGATTCCGCAGTTGGGCCGGGGGTATTCTGTCGTTCGATCAAATGCCGGGCGTAATCGATTCCTGTTTTCGTGAGGACATTAGGACCGAGGAAACTGCCGTCGGGGTCCGCCAGATTACCGTCCTCGTCAACAGTGTATCCAGCGTTCACACGATCACGGATGAGATCCCGTTTTGTCAGTACTCGGCCACCGTAATTCACCTGTTTCGACAACGCACTGAGTACCCGGCCGCGCTGCATCGGGGTCATTGAGGAATCAAATTCGTCGAGGTCTTCCCTCGCGGCACGGTCGGCAGACTCTTTCTCATCCCGGACACGTTGTTCCGCTTCTTCCTTCTGGCGAAACACAGCATTCGATTCGTCTCGAACCTTCTTCTCTTCGGAATATTTCTGCGCTTCTTCAAGCGTCCCGAAGATTCGGTCACCCCCACCACGTGGCATATCCCCACGAACGGCGAACATTTCACCACGATCTTTTATGCTCGTGGTGTATACGTCGTATTGCTGGGCTTCTTCGAAGGGTTTGACAGCAATGATTTTAACCCCGTCGGTGTCAGCCGGTAATACGGTCCCGGAATCTGATGCCCCTCCATTAATTTTACTAGTTTCTTCAATTGTTCCAGTTCCATTCTGTCCCCCTTCAATGACCGGTTCGGGCGGATTCTCCACCCGACGAACATCCTCGCCCGCCTGCAGCGTCACGGCATCGTCCGCCCATGTGTTCACAAGGTCGTCAGCTTCAGATTCGGCAAACGCCGTTTCAATGTCCCCCTGACGTGCGGCCCGTTGTTCGACCTCGCTCGGTCCCGCCTCGGCCAGCACCGCCGCCGACTCTTCCGCCGTGGACGACCTGCCGGTACGGTTCGCTTCCAATTCATCCGCTGCAACATACCGATCAGCCAACCGCTGTTTCAACTGTTCGAACCGGACCGAGCGGCCCCGGGCGTCGGCCTGCGCCTGAATGTCCATTTCCGAATCGGCCCAGTCGTCCATGAGGTCGTCGGCGGCAAGGTCCGGCTGCATCCCCGCCAGGTTCGCTTCCGCTGCCGGTACCTGCTGCTCAAACGCTCGGGCCTGTTCCGCCTGCAGCACCTTGAACCGTTCGTTTATAATTCGCTCAACGTGGGGCGCAACCATCGGGTTCTTCTCGCGCAACATCGGCAGGACGTCACGCTGGACCCGCTGAACCTCTGCCAGATCGGCCCCGGCGTACCGGGCCTGGACGGCGGCGATTCCTTCGATTTCGTCAGGGGTCAGTTCCCCCAGGGTGATGTTCGGCGCCCCGGTCGGATTCGTGGCCGTTTCGATCTGGGCGGCAACCTGTTCCGGATCGGCCCCGAGCGGTACGTCCTGGGCGATCTGCTGGGCTTGACCGAGACTGAGCAGTTTCGACCCGCCGCCCATCGTGCCACCCATCATACCACCGGATGCGAAACCGAGTGCAGCAGCTTCCCCCGTGTTTTCGCTGAGCGACTGGTTCGGGTCGAGATTTCTCCGTGTGACTACATTCTCGCCGAACTGTTCCGTCGGCGACTGCAGACCTTCCTGAACGGATTCCTTGCCGATTCCTTCGACCGTCTCACGGAGCACACCCTGTTTCAGGGCGCCCTTCTGGAACAGCTTCGGCATCGCACCGCCGGGGGCAACGGCGCCGCCGGCCAATGTGGCGGCAAACTGAGTCTTGACCGTTTCCTCTTCGACGATCCCGCGCAGTTCGGCCCGAGCGGTCGCCGGGTCCATCCCCTGTTTCAGCAGTTCCTGGTAAACCGGGGATTTCCGCAACGTCTGTTCCGGCATCTTCTCGATTCGTTCACCGGCGTCGGCCGCCGACACCAGGGCCGATGTTCCCGCCTCGGACGCCCCGAACGTGATGAGATTATGGGACCACTTGCCGACCTTCGAACCGCCCTCGACCGCGCGGATGAATTCTGGCAGGAACTTCGCTTTCGAAATCGCCGCCGACGCACCACCACCGAGCGGAGCGGTTGCGATCATGAGCGGCAACGATTCGGACGATACCATGAAAACTTTCTTGATGGCGTTATCATCGAACCATTTACCGTCCTCATCGGATAAAAACGGCTGCGCCTGGACGTCCTTACCCTGCTGTGAGATCTGGGAGGTGTAAAAATCTTCCGTGGTTTTCGCAATGTCGAGCAGGGACTGTTTAGAGTCTTCCGCCCCGAACCAGCCGGCAACGGTTGCGGCCGCCTTCGGAATCGCCGACGTACCGGCCAGGCCAGACATTACCACGTCTTTTACATCTGTACCGAACGATACATCTTCGAGCGGCAGGTCGATCCCGTAAAAATCCTGGTACGATTTACGGAAATACTCCTGTTGATCGGCGGGTAACGATTGGTATTCCGGATCGGCGATAGCTGACTTGAACTGTTCCAGGACCTCATCGGTGCCGTTCTCGGAAATGTATTCGCGGGAGAGAGCTCGTTGTGTTTCAGGGGAGGACTGCGACCACTCGTCGGAAGATTCGAGTTCGGCCAGGGAGAAATCATAAGGCGGCATATGACACCGGTACGTTATGGCTGAGGTGAGCCGTTACTCGCTTGCTCATTATTGCGAGATGAATCGTTTATCCGAAGGTATTTTAGGTAGCGTCTGACCGTCAGAGGCCTATCACTTGTACCAGGTGATCGGTCCGGCGGTATCACCCTCTGCAGCGGGTGCCCGTTTTCAGGACGGGGGACGGTCTCTGACGGTCAGACGCTACCTAAAATACCTTCGAACAACCGACGTAAATTACTGCAAATAATCCATAACAGAACACAATCACCCCGGCATTCGCGCCGAAACTGGTGCCACTGCCTACGATGAGCAGCAGCCCAAGCAGCATAGCCACAATGCCGGAAGTGAATATGTCGATGAGTTTCATAGGTTCATACGTTACCCTATTACCGCACAAAAATACAACCGTAAAATTATCAGGTAGCCGAGAACGGGTCGGCCGGATTCGAGCCGGTCGGTACCGCAACAGAACCACGAACCGCCCATATCGTATCGGCGTAATCCACGAATTCGAGCCAGTCTCCAATCTGCCCGCCGGTTGTCGTACTGTTCAGCGTGATCTTATCGTCCGTGCCGGATGCCTGGTACGCCCCCTGGGCCGCTGCGTCCAGATCGAGAATGTTGACGATGCCGACCATGGTATCCGTCGTCAGGGCGGCGATGACGAGCCCGCCGGTATTCGTGGTATTGACGAGAACACGGTAAACTGCGCCGGACCCGGTAGCTTCCGGCAGGGTGAGGGTGATAGCGGTATTTGCCGAACCGTCCTGGCCGATTCGAATAATTCGACCTTCGGCAGTTGCGGGAATGTTCCCGGTTGCACCGAGCGGTACAATGCGGGTTGAAACGTCGGCAATCTGGTTGATCTCGGCAGGTGTGGCGCTAACTTGCACCTCCGATCCGGTCGCACCGATCCACAGCTGGGTTACCTTGCTCACCCCGGAATTCACATTAGTATCGGTGACGACAGCTTTACCGGCCGCCTGGGTACCATTGGTGATCCCGTCGATCTTTGCCAAATCCGCTTCCGACAGGGTGGTCGTTCCGGTAACAACGTTCCCGTTGAGGGTCACGTGCCGGAACGTTCCGATATCTTTATTTGCATCGACGACCACGGTTTTGCTTGCCGTCACCGTTCCGGCCGTAACATCCTGTTTATCGACAACAGTTTGCAGGGCGGTGATATTCGCGTTCTGGGACCGCGTGGCCGGCAGGGAAATACCGTCGGTTTTTCCGAACGGGGTAAGGGTGGTTGCGAAACATGGGATCGCGACGAACAGGCTTAAAGCCGTTAACAGTGCTGCAATTCTCTTCATAATAGGTTCCTCATTGACGACGATTGTTATTAAACATCGGCAGGGCATCCCCGGCCGGATTTACCACGATTGGCACCGGTTCTTCCGCACTGTCGTTTGCGCCTTGTTTGGTACGACTGGCCACCTTGTTAAAAATCGACTGGAACTTCGATCCGCCACCACTCCCCGTGGACGGCGCGCCTGGTAGTCCATCAGGGTATGCCTGTTCAACCAGTTCCGGATAGGTGGTCTGTGCCCACGAATCGAATTCGAGTTCCGGTTGATTTTGGTCGCCGAACGGGTCTTTCTTCGCGTCGATCTTGGCTTTCTCGAACAGTTTCCGCAGTTCGGTACGGGCGGCCTGAACGTCCTTCGTGGCTTTTTTACCTTCTTTCACGGTTTCGAGGCCGACGGCGTTCTCGTGCTGGATACCGAGTTTTTTCAACTCAAACTCGTTTGCATCAGCCTTATCGGCAATGTCCTGCGCTCGTTTCGCCTGCGCTTCCTTCGATTTGAACCCGTATTCCGCTTCGGTTTTCTTCATTTCGAAGTCTTGAGTGCTACCCTGTTTCATGAGGTCGAACGCCTGCTGGTCCTTCTGTTTCCGCATCTCCCAGTTGCGTTGCCGTTCCTCTTTCATCATGAGTAGTTGAGCCTGGCGTTCCATCTGGGCCTGTGCTTTCACCTCAGCGTTTTCACGGGCCTGGTTGTTGAAAAAACCCTCGGCCGCCCCACCAAGGGCAGCAATCGCATACTCCGCTCCGGATACTCCCATCACATACCTCCTTGCGGCGCCGGCGGTCCGCCCTGGCCCCGAGCCGAACGGGTGCCCATCTTATCCAGCATGTCCACAACTGTGAGGAACGCCGTTTTCCGGTCGGCCGGCGACAGTTCGAAGAATCCTTCGCCGGCAGCGATTTCCCCGAGCTCCGTGATTACCGCCTTTACCGCATCGACCACCAGTTTCATTTCGAGTTTTCGCCGGGTCTGCCCGCGGACATCGGCGATCCGGTTGCCGACGATGTTCCCGGCGATAACCCCGACTCCGTGGCCGATCGATTCCTGCGGAACCTCGGACAACTGCTGCACGATATTACCGTGGGTCCGTTCGTCATACAGTACCTGCAGGAGGTCATTCGAGAACTGTAACGCCTCGACCTTGGTTGCCGGGAACGGCTTACCCCGCTGCGGTGGTCCGTCCTGCGCCCGCTGCGGTGGTCCGTCCTGCGCCCGCTGCGGTGGTCCGTCCTGCGCCCGCTGCGGTGGTCCGTCCTGCGCCCGCTGCGGTGGTCCGTCCTGTTGCGCCTTATCCATCATCGGTAGATCCATAATTTTCACCAGTATCCGCTGTTACCTTCAGAACCGCCGCCGCGGGCGCCACCGGCATTCCCGGCCGCCGCGCCGCCACTATTCCCGCCACTATTCCCGCCATCGTCATTATCATCGTCATACGCTGAATCGTGACGGTCCCGACTGTCTATATCCGCATCGCCGCGGAACCCGCCAGCATACCCAGAATTACCCGGGGTTCCGTCATTGTTCCCTAACGAATTAAGCCCACTGGTTTTTGTAATAGCGGGTGTCGTATCGAATTCGCGGGACAATTTATCCAGTCGATCGAGGTATCCCATCAGGCTACTGTCATCGAATCCGGCCTGTTTCGCCGACGACGCCAGCTGACCAGCGGTGGTTGACCCATAGGCGGCATCCAAGCCGAGTCCCTTATCGGTTATTCCGAGTGCATCCATCCCCTGCTGCGTGGACGCCATCCCCGCGGTGTCGGATGGGTCAAATCCGAACGAATCTTCAACTGCATCCCGTTTCGCTTCACTGGTCCGGGAATCGGCCAAATCGCCGAGCCATCCGTCGCGTAACGATGATTTTACGGCGTACCCCGCCAACGATCCTGCCAACATACCGCCCAACGGGCCGGCAACTGCCGTACCGAGCAGGGCTGCACCCGTGTTTATGCCGGACGAGAGGGCAGCTGCGGAGTAATTCGAATCTTTTTTTGTCGATTCACCCGCCAGGGCCCCCGCCATCGACGGTAATCCGGGTAATCCGGGCAGGGCGGCGTTCACTGCGGTACTCGCGAGATTACTGGCCAAAGACGACAATAAAGAATCTTGCAACTGATCGAAACTGGTAGACCCCAGAGCAGCATTGACACCCGATTGTATCGGACCGGGAACTCCCGCTAGATCCATACCCAGATTGGCCAAACCGGACGGAATCGAACCGAGATCGGCCGATGTGGTCACAGAATCGGGATCGGTCACGGTATTTGATTCCGGTCCCTGTGGGATCAATTCCCCCCGGGCGGTATTCAGGTACGGCAGTAAATCCAACGAACCGTTATACTCCGAGGACGGTGCGACAATCATTTTCGCACCAACCGGGTGATCCCCATATCCATCGGCTGATTGATCGAGGCGTTATGTTTTTTCACCCGAGCGTCGTATAATTCGGCCGCATTCGATCCGCCGCCCCCACCGCCCCCGCTACTCTTACGCATTTCGTTGGCCTGGTTGGCCATCCACAATTTCAGCGCACCGCTGGCCGCGCCGCCGAGGACCGATACACCCTGATCGGATGTTACCCAGCCCCAGATGTCGCTGAATACACTGGTGTCAGAATCGTCCGATCCACCTGTTGAATCCACATACCAATCGTCGGACCCCAGGTCGTAATTATTCGTATCGGTCCAATCGCTCCCAGATCCCGATGATTCGAGGTCGTAATTATTCGTATCGGTCCAGTCGCTCCCGCCAGAATCGAACAATGGAAGATCCCATTCGTAATCGCTTGCCATATCGTCTCCTTATGCGTAACTGAAACCCATATCGAGAATCACGTTGTTGTTCTTCAGCGCCGAATTCATAATCGAGGTTAATTTATTTTTCACCTCTTCACCGAACTCGATATCCGGGTTGTTCAACAGCGATGTGATGTTCCCCATAAGTGCCGTCGACAGGGTTGTATTCGCCGCAAGCATCGCCTGTTTTTCGGCTGAACTGATATTGAGTTTCGTTAAATACCCGGCGTATTCCTTCTCATAGGTTTCTTTGATCGCGGATACCTTCGTCTGCCAGTTCGCAATATCCTGTGATCCGATCAGGTTCGCTTCAGCCTGAGCAAGCGGTGTCATGGCGTTCTGTACGGCCCGCTGTGCCGCGCCGCCCTGCTGGGAACTGTGGATCGCTCCCGACGCTGCGCCGAATTCCTGGGCGTTGATCTTCGCCTGTTGCATGGGGACGCTATCGACAGACTGCATCCGTTTCAGCTGAGTGGCGACACTGGCCCCCCGCCGCATGTTGAGGGGCGGAAGTTTTCCCAGTGTCGGGGCAACAGGTTCCGGTTCGGTTTTGGCGCCCGTATTCCCGGTAAGGGTCGGTAAATAATCGTTAGAACCAGATGAGGTGGAGGTTGGTTTACTTACCCCGCCGCCTCCACCGCCTGACGGTCTTCCGAGAGAATCGAAGCCGGCGAACCATGCGGTACTGAGGTTCGAGTTTTCAAATCCGGACGAACCAGGGGTCGGTCGTGCCGATCCGGCCTTCGCGGCGGCCATGCCTCGATTATACCCATCCTGCAACCGTGCATTCGAGCTATACCCCGGTGCCAGGCCCGCCACGGTTGGATCTGAATATGTGGCAAAATCTTTCGAGTCAAAACCCATGGTCTACTCCCACGATATGGTTATATCTTCACCGTCGTTTACGGCTTTTACCATCGCCCGCATCTTACCATCGAGTGTATCATACGCCATAGCAATTGCAATAAGTATCGATTCACCGGTAAGTCCATCACCACGGATCGGTAAAACATGTGGTGTCTCATCCGTTTCGTAGAATGTCCGTTCGGTTATCCCGAGCTTGTCAGCAAACTGAATCGCCCGGTCCAGTTTATCAATCGACGACCAGCCCCCGTCGAATCGCAATCCGCCAACTTCTACCGGTTTCCGCGATTCGATAACGAACTGCGCCATGATTTCCGATTTTATGGCGTCCCGGTCGTTATCGGTGAACGGTTCGGTTATCCCGCCGGTCTTCAGCCATTTTTGATAATCGGCCCATTGCCACGTGTCTGGACGAATACCGAAAACCCCATCCGTCGGGATACACACGGAGGTCTGTTCTACATTCTCGAATTTATACATTATTAAGCTCCTGGTCTGCAGTCGGCCACCCATGTACCATTGTTAAATCCGTTAGCGTTGGATAATCCAGTCGCCTGAACACGGAACGAATCAGTGTATGCCGTGGGAACCGTGGGGGTACAATCAGTACTTGAACCCGACGAATAATAACTCCATCCGTTCAAGGTAACGGTCGGTACCCGACGTTTCGGAATTACGAACGAACACATCGTGTACAGTGCGGTGATCCCGGACGCTCCCGCGTTTCGATAACTATGAGTTGCCCGGCCGGTTTCCCATAATTCGTTTATCCGCCTCAGCTCGTAACCGGGATCGAGGTCGATGGAATCCCCATCAATACCCCCTTCCACCAGACGAACCCGGGCGATATCGAACGTACCGGACTGTTGGCCGAGGGACGCCGATCGAACATCGAACGACGAACCGGCATCAAACCACAGTCGGAGGTAGGTACGGCTATCCTCGTTACTCCCTATTGTTTTCCCGGCAATACCTGGGATATCGAACGACAGGGTTCGCTTGGCCCATGCAGTGGTCAACGATACCAGTTGCCCTACCCCTGTGACACTCGTCGACGGCGACCCGCCCGTACCGAAACTCTGACCGAATTCGGCGGCGATATTCTTAACGTCATCGGCCTTGGCGTGGAACGAGAAAGTAACGGTTTTACCCGCCAACCGTCTGACATCATCGATGAAGAAAACCTTGCAGCAGAAATTACTGGCCCCCGCCGAGCTCGTGACGGCGGTCCGCGAATAATATTTTACGCCTCCTGGTACATCGGTCTGTCCGAGGGTGAACGTCTGCCGGCTGTGTGTTTTCGTGGATCCTGAATGTGTATTCGAACACATCACGTCAGAACCGTACCCGCTCGATGTCTGACTGGTACCCTCGAACCAGTTTTCGAAATCGCCGTCGATGATGTAATTCAGATCCCTCTTTGCTGCGACAATGATTGTATCGTCCCCGATAGTGAGGCCCATACCGTTCCCGGCAACGAGGGATTTCGTACCGTCTACCGCCGTACTGCCCGGAGTCGATACGATCATGAACGAGTCAACCGCTTCGATGTATTTTAATTTAAACGGGTACCCGCTGAGTAATTCCCCGCCGATCAAAGCAGTGCGGTCTATGGTACGAATCGCCTTCGCCCCCAGATCGTTCAGATTGAGTGTTGCCGGTCCATCGTTGGTGATAGTCGGCACCAACCATACTTCCTGTCCATCAGCGAGGCTTGTCGGGGCCTCGGTCAAACTCATCACATAGGCGTTGATCACCCCCGTGTCGACCGCTGACAGGATGGCATCGCCGGTTTGAATGGCTGTAACCAGACTGGCGATGCCATTTTCTAAAGCCGCCAGTGGATTGTTCAAATCTGCGGCGTATACGATGTTACCATCAACGACCTGATACGAAGTATCTGTGAAAAAACTCATGTTTCTTGCCCCACCAATCCGAGTTGAATGTAATCGACCGTTGCCATCAAAAATACGAACGGGTTGTCATACCGTGTTCTATATACGACAAGGATGCTCATGTTCGGCCCGTATCCGTCCAAGTACGCCAGTATTTCCGATACGATTGTGCCGCCCCAGACGAAATTCCCGTAACCGGCGTTCAGTCCGAAATACCCGCCGACCCCACCCAGTTCGTTAATGCTCTCGATGACCGGTCGTGGGTAACCGGGATCTCCGTACGCATGGTTCACACCGTAGGTGAATTCCGTGTCCCCGGTCAGCAGAACCGGCGACTCAAAATTGAGAACCATCTGCGGGAACGATTTCAGACGACGGTTGTTCCCGTAGCTAAAAAACGGTACCCGAAACGACCCGGTCATGTAATCGTCGTCAAACGTATTCCCGGAATCCATCCGGTACAAATACCCGGTGGTCGACAGGAACCAGATTTTTTCAACGGAATTTTCGATGGTACTCCATGCCTTCAACACTGGGACCGGCAGGGAAACGGATGTTCCACCCTTTGGTTTACCAGCGTCGAACGTAGCGTAGATCGCCGTTCCGTTGTCAACAAATAATCGGTACTGTGATTTCGTCCGACACCACAATGAACAAGTGATATTCTCGATGATGTTCGACAGTAACGGTTGAATCTCGCGAAAAATCGAATTCGACTTGTACCCGGCGGTATCCTGCGTGGGGTAAACCACTCGGTATTCGGTCCCGGAAATAAACACTGCGGGGCCTTTTTCCGCTACGGTCCCGGAGATCGCCCCGATAGAACTATCATGCTCGATGAATTGCCAATCACGGATCTGAGTCGCGTCATCCAGTACCCCCGTACCGAGCAATAGCCACACTGACGATTCGGTGAATATGGTCAAGGCGTTACCGTGGATTTTCCGCGATCCGACCAGTTCTGCACCGGCGGAGTAGGTGACGGAGCCGAGCAGGGCGTTATACACCCGTGGTTGCCCGGATACCGACATCACCCACTGACCGCCCGGAAAACCGATGTGCAGACGTTCCTGATGGATGTCGATGAGGTACGGGTAGGTCGTCGGGAAATCTGGGAAGAAAATCGGAATATAATCCGTCCCGTCGAATTCGAAAGCCTCGCCGACACCGGTCACCCCATAGACCGAATCGGCATCGGCAACGTTCGTGAAATTATAGGTCCGGGTCTTGTAGTCGCCCCCGACCGGCAGGGTATAATCGGCGTTCGATGTGAGAACCGTAGCCTTCGTCACCCCGCCGACCGTCAGGACCGCGCCGACCGGAAATGTCCCGCTGGCATCTTTCAGGGTGAAATATCCCTCGGCCTGGTCGGCTGCTGGCAGCGCACCGTTCCAGGCGCCCGATTGTACCGTGATCGACCGGATTTTCGCGGTCCTGGTCCCGTCAGTAATAGTGTTACCAACGGCGGGTAGGGAAACCCCTTTCTCAAAATACATCACTTGGGGCATAACGATGGCGGTCCAGGCGTAGGCATCGCCCCGATACAGGACCCCATTCCGAACTACGTAATTTTTTCCTCGGAGACGGAACCCGCCCGACGGGGTACCAGTCCCGGTAATCGCGGGGATGTTGTCGCGAGTCTGTTCAATCGCCTGACGGATGTAGGCATGATCGGTGTTCTGGGTGATCGCTGCAACGGTAAACTCTACGGTAGCCCCGGTACAGACGTCATTGACCGCCCATTCTGTGTCGTGCGTAGCGACGGTCAGAAGATCGCCTGCTATCGGTTCGGCAATGGCGTTCAACGCTCGGCACGTTAGATCCCCGGATTCGAACAGGTCATCAACAGCAATGGCCCCGCCGGTAGGCGAGGTTATTTCGAAAATCTTTACCAACGTGCCTGATGGCAGGGTATCGTCCGTGCATCGCTCGAAACCACCGATCCGGCCGTACCCCTGTCGGCCTACGATCATCTCGACGTTGGACCCGGAAATCAGAGCGCCGGGTTTTTTTATCGCCTGAACCGATGTGAGATCGAGCCCCCCGTCAAGCAGGAACGAAAACGACTGCGGTTCCTGAAATTTTATAGCCGGCGGACTCATAGGATTTCAATGACATGAGAGATTGACGACTGGGACTTATTGTCGTCTTCGTTACCGGGCAGACAGTGCGCCTTCATTTCCCGGTAGGTATCTTCATGTTCGACGTATGCCGACTGGTAGAGCCCGCTGTCATGTGATTTTTCGGCAAAATAAATTTTCGCCTGGGCCACGATGAGATCATGGAAATCTTCAGGGATAAGTGACACCTGATTCTGGTTGACGAGGGGTACCGGTGCCCGCCAGTAATCCGCGGTAAGGGTGTAATCCCCGTCGGGGGCGGGTAAGATCGCGAGTTTGCCATTCGGCTTGATGGACACATAGGTGGGCTGATCCGTTTCACTGTACTGGTGCCGGTGAAAATCCCGCCATTCCTTGTAATCGACGTACTGCAACTGAACAGCATCAGACGTACCGGCATCGAGCCAGAACGAGGTCTGGTCGAACATACCGAGGCCAGGCGGCGGGCTGATCTCGCCGCCTGTTTCCGCACTGATCTCCCGCTCCCATTCGGCCCACAGGAATTTCCAGTTGGCTTTTCGCCGCTGGATCTTCCTATTAGCCTTGATGATGTAGTTGATCAACCGCAGGTGCATGCCGGTCTGGCCCGATACGGTGGAAATGGTACCCTGTACCCCGACTTCCTCCCGTAGCTGTTCACATAGTTGCAGAAACGTGGGCATGGGTTACGCCTCTTCGATCAGTCGACCGCGGGCATCGAATGTCCGGCCGTCCTGTTCATGGGTTACACCGCCGGAAAGGGTACGGGTTTTTGAATACGGTCGGGACCGATCGAGCTCGTTCCGTTTAACCTGTTCGGCCGCCGGCGTACCGGGCGTCAGGGCGGCGAGGGCTTTAAGAACCTGGTCCATCTGGGCCTTGAGAGCGATGTTCTCGGCCTGCAGGGCGGCGAGGGCCGGATCGGGGGCGTCCGCCTTACGGCTGGATTTCTTCGGCTCAAGAACCAGAGGCGGCGCCGGGGTATCACCGGAGCGGGAGAGGGCTTCGTTCAGATCAGTCATGGGATTCTTCCTTGTGGGATTTTATCGGGATGGAACGAGGGGTCCGAGAAACACGACTATCACCCCAACCGTCGAACAACGGTTTTCGCTCGGACAGGCCGTCCTTTACGCAACTGTCATCCGAACCGGGTTTCACGTTCTCGTACACCTCGTCGAACGGCATCATTTTCATAATTTCACCAGTCGTGCCGGGTGTTACGCCGGCACTTCCTCGTCGGGTTATTTTCTTACGGTGAACTTCCCAGGCTTGTCGCCGCCAGACGCTTTCGTATCCTGCTGCATCGGGCGCTGGGTTGCCTCATCGGTTTTACGGGGTTGCTTCTGGCCGACCGGTGTTTGTTCGGTCAGGCCTTTTTTCAAAACGTCCATAGTTTACCTCAATGGTTATTGTTGATTAATACCAGTCGATATACACGCAGACGTAGCCTTGTCCGGTGAGGGCGGCACCAGTACCCTCGGTAAGGGTGACGTGTACCGCAGTCTCGGCCGGGATATCGGCGGCGATGATAGCGTCGGTATCGTCGAGTTTATTGACAACGGTATTGTCGGCGGCGCCAGTGGGGATATTCAATTTCCCATAGGCGTCTAGATCGTCAGATTTACCGACCTGCACATGGGCTAAGGTAGTGACGGTTTCAAAAACCTCAGTCACCCCTACGGCGATATCGACAAGTCGACCTTTTTTACCGGCCGGCCCGGCAATGGTATGAGTGGTTGCGCCGGCAGACGCCCCGAAATCCATGTTCGGGAAATTGTAACACGCGTGAATCGGATTATCATATCCAGGCATTTCATTTACTCCTTTTGTTGAATCGGTACGACCGTTACCAGTCGTACCGAAATTATTATCCAGTCACGGTACGGCCGTTACGCGGCCGAGGCCCATTTCAAAATACGATTCTGTACGGCGCCGGTCTGATTATGAACGATACCGAACCCGTTCAGACTGTACCAAGCGACACCACGAGCACGGCCGTAATCGGTCGGGATCTTCCCGCGGATCTCTTCCGGAACCGCCACACCTTCGCAAACGGTATCGGCGCCGAAGAAATAGGCCGCATCGGATTTCGCATTGGACCAGCCTTCCGAGTCCACACTGGTCTGCTCGAAAAACCGTACCCCGTCGTAGGAACGGCCGATCTCACCATTCATGATATCGCCGTAGCCGCGATCGGTATACATCGACAATGCTTCCAGGTCGTCCTTGATCGGACGGAAGGTCGCCGGGCGACCAATACACCCGTAATTCGAACCATCGAACGCCGGAAGGTTCCGTTCCTTCATCTCATCGACAATCAATTTCACGTGGGAATTACCCATGGCAACGTTGTTTGTTGCGGTGGGGGTACCGGTTACCTCAACGGTGATCGCCGTCTCACTGGTTCCAGACGCCGGGGTAACGGTGAGCAGAGTATCATCCCACTGTTCGTGAGCGGCCGATTCGAGTGTGTCATTCGCGTCGTCCTTCAGAACCTGGTGAATAACCACAGTGACGGGTTGTTCGGACAGGTTGTCCAATTTTTCGGTGAACGGTACGGAATTTCCGAATTCTGTAATAGTTAAGCTACCTTGCGAGATCGTGAAGTTGGTTTCCGGCATCGCTTCATTCTCTGAAAGCGCCCGGCCGCCGGTAGCAACCTTGGAATAAATGTTCCAGTGGTGGATTGCCCCTTTATTCTTCCCGATTGCCGGGTCGATGAAACAGTGCTGACGAAAACGCATCAGCGGTTGAAGTGCCATACGGAGAATATTAGACAGCGTATCGCTGTACATATATCCGCCGAGTTCATTGGTTGCCCAGACTTGTCCAGCCATTGTAAATACTCCTTATCAGTAGGCCCTCGGACCGCGACCGCGGCGCATCTCATCGATGATCTGCGAGGGCGTTTTTGGTTTCACTTCCGGCGGCGGGGTGGTACGGGCTGACGCCTGTTTCACCGGGGCCGGCATTTTTTCCTTAGCCTGTTTGCGTTTTTCAGCATCGGTCGGTTCAGGATCTGCGACAGTGGTTCGGCCAAACTTCTGGTACACCCGCTCGGCGGCCCTGTCGACCACCTGAATCGGGTTGAGAGTCGGATCCTCCGTGGCAACTTCCGCCCGGAACTTATTCAACGCAAAATTCATTACTTCGTCCGACGCGATGTCCTGATAGTTCGTGTGGTAATGCTGCACCAACGACTGTTTCACGGATTCTTGTTTCGCCACTTCGGTTTGTTCCACCCGGGCCACCTTGTCCGAGATGTGTTGTACCTGTCTCGCAAGGGTACTGATGGTTCCAGCAGCGGTATCAGGGTCGCTAAAAACAGCGTCAACGAATTCCCGACCGACTTGATCGGGTTGTTGATCTCGCTTCTTGAGTAGATCCTGTTCCATTCGCCGCAGTTCCTGTTCACGGGCGTTCAATGCTTGTTCCTTGGCGGATGCTTCGAACAGTCGCTTATCAGCGGCACTTTCTTTCTGCAGGGCACGAACACCGGCCTCGATGACTTTTTCCTTTGGGGCCAGGACTTCCGTCCCATCGATTTTGAGTGTTATCTGTTCGGGTTCTGGTTCCGGCGGGTCCGTGGCCCCATTGGTATCGTCCTGTTCGCCCGTATCGGGTACATCGGCCCGGCCGGCGGCGAGGATAGATTGCATAGCCTGTTCACGCTGGGACATCTTCGGTTCCTGGTCGATGACGCCTGTTACGGTAGTCTCTTCAGTTTCCATTTTTACATCCACCTTTCATGCTGCTGATATTCGGTAACGTCCCGGCAGCGTCAGGATAGTTCCGCTTCTTGGTTGCGGAGTGCGTCATGGGCGGCCCTGCCGCTATCGATAGCATCCGACAACCATTTAACGATTCGATCCGGCGTGTCGAGGTCGGTCTGAATTCGCCGTACCTCACTTGTGTTCGTCGGATCAACCGTCTTGAACTCGTTTATCGCTTTCTCACGGTCGATCTCTGCCCGTTCGAGCAGGTATTTACCGGTGGGGGTGAGCAGAAATTTTTCCGTTTCCACCCCTAGAACCGCCATGTTAAACGCTTCGTCAGTGTTCATATTCCCTCGTTTCCGGTCTGAACTTTGTACGCCAGTTCTTTTTGCTGGTTCGTTATATCCATCCGGCGATTGATTTCTTTCAGGTATTCCAGGTTGATCTTACCCGAGTCGACTCCGGTCTGACGTTCCAGTTCCGCGAGTTTTATCCCACGATTGAGGGCCATCTCGGTTAACCGGATCTGCCGGTCGTTCGTGGTTTTCACTGCGGCTTCGGTCAGCCGGTTTTTACCCCGCTGTACCTCAAGCTGCATCTGCATCTGACCCTCGACCTGTTTCGTCTGGATGACCTGCTGCAGCTGCTGGACCATCGCCGTCAGTTCGGCGATACGTGGATCCTCCGGTTGTTCGGCGTCATCCGGTAGGAATTTCTTCCCGTCGTTGAATCCGAGGATCGAGAACAATTCACGGCTGACCGCCACTTGGTCGAGAATCGCCGCGGCCGCTGGTAACTGCAGGGCGGTCTGGACACCAGCGATCAGTTTCTGCACCTTGCCATTCGGATCGGTCGCACCGAACCCGACATCGGCCCGGACCTTCACCGGAGCCTGCAGGGTTTCACTGGTTATGGACGGATCACCAAGGACTTCCTGGATCTTCGCGTCGTCCTCGTAGAATTTCACCATATCGACCAGATCGCGCAGGACCGGCTCGACCCACGTTTCCACCAGCACCCGCAACTGATATTCGGTGAGGGTGTTCGCGTTCCCTTCGAGCAGGGCCATGCCGCCGACCGTTTCGTTCAACTGGCGGTTTGTGGCCACACTTGACGAACTGAACGTGCCGGACAACTCGTCGAAATCGGAATTTATGACAGCCTGTTCCTGATACGATGAGCCGGTAACGTCGATGGTATCTTCCGGTTTCACGGCATTAATGTCGTCCATCATGACCATGCCGCCCGGAACGCTCGATTTCAGGGCCTGGTAGTCGACACCCATGAACCGCTGCACGTATTTCCGTTTGTTCAGGACTTGCTTGACGTTATCCACCCGCAGGTTACCGATCTCGTTACTCAGATCCTGGGCGCCGGATACCCGGTCAACCAGGGACCGCCGGTAAACCTTGTGGGGCTCAATGGTGATCGTGCCCCAGGTGTATGGCCGCTTTCGTGGTTTCAGGTGCGGGAACGCCTCGATTACCGGGATCGGCTGAGACAACATGAGTTCTTTGCCGAGCGTGTAGAAAAACCAGTCTTCACCATCCCGCTTGATGAAATTTTCGTGGACGTAGACGAAATCGAAATCGGTGACCGCTGAAACGGCGGCATCCTCGGCGGCGGTCTGTTCCCGCCCCTGCCGGGCCGATTTCATGTTGTTTTGCTTGAATTTTACACACGCCGACTGGATCTCCTGGTCCGTGTACAGGATCCAGTCCGCTTTCATCCGCTCTTTAATGTCGTAGATGAACATCGGCCATTCGACGATCAGGAACGGGGACGTGTTGATCGGGTCGAGCCAATTCGCCTGCGGGGAGATTTTACAGTTTTCCAGCGGCACCAGGTCAATTGCCGCCTGATCCACATGGACCGTACCGTCGGCATCCCGGTCATAGTTCCAGTAATTTTTTGATACCACGTTGCCGGCAATCATCGCTTCGTGGTAGGCGCCGAGCGAGATCATGAACCATTTAATCGATTCGTCCAGGTGGTTATTCACCAGTTTATGTAGGGAGGGGGCAACCGACTGATCGCCGGTAATCGATACCACATCGTGGTTCGAGAACAGGGCGACAGCCATCGCCGCTTCGTTCTTGCGGATCGACGCTTCGGTCTTGCCCCGGAAATGCCTTGAACGGTTCTGATACGCTGCGGACAGATATTTCGAGCCGTCCGGATGTTCCGACTGGGCCCGGCTGTAATTCCGGCGCCATCGTCGCATCTGGGACGCTTCGAGAAACGATTCCGACTGTTCGTGCGCCCGCCTGGCCAGCCGCAGGAATTCGGCCGACGGATCAGTTGGGTCGACGGGGGCGCCAGTCGTATCAGCGGCGGTTTCGATCATACCTGTAGGGCGTCTCCGCGGATATCCCGCTTGAGGGTTTTTAACTGTTTTTCATCCCGGCCGCCGGTTCGCTTGCAGCCGTAACGTTCCAGCAGTTCGCCACCGGCCCGCATGAGTACTCGGCCTTCGGGGTCGATGTCGTGCACCGGTACTCGGAATCCTTGTTTTTTATTCAGGTTCAGGTTCTGCACGTAAACCACATCGCCAATCATGCCCACCTGCCAGAGATAGCCGGGATAGACGATGTGCAACGCTTCGGCGAATCCGCGACACATTGCGAACGCTTCTTCATTCGTCGGTTGGCGATGGTGACGGAGAGTTTTCCGGCCGGTAAGAACGCCGCCGGGTAACAGGATACTCATCAGGAACGCTCCTTGAATTGTCGACCGTTGGAAAATTCGTAAACGACCGTCGGTGCCGGTTTCGGGTCACGGATCTGCACCTGCTGCTTGATGGTTGTTTTGGTGTAGCGGACTCGCTTCGTTAATCTGGGCACCGTGTACCTCCGAAATAAAAAAGGCCCACGATTCACCTTCGAATCATGGGCCTTATGGGGGCGATGACTGTACCTGACTGCAGGGGCCGTTACCGGCGCGGGCTATCAGGGGTTTGTAATTATGCGTCTGGTCTTCTTGGTTTCAGCGTTACATTGTTTTACCTCGGCCTCGGCCAGTTCGATAAAAAATTTCGCTACCCGGATCAGTAATTTTAAAATTCGTTCCGTACCGTTCATGGTTCAATACACCGGTTCGGGTTCCGGATTCGGGTCGAATGATTCATCTCGTTCCCCCGAGTACCGCAACATCCCCGCCACCGCATTACTGAGGGCGGCAACCTTGTGGTACTGATCGGCTCGGATATCGACTTTCGGCAGGCTGAACAATTCGGCGGTGATCATCGACTCGTTAAAGAAGTGCAGTCGTTTTGCCACCGGTCTTACCAGCATGTGTACAAGCGATACCTGATTGTCAATGTATTCACCAATCCGCGGCGTATCCATAACGATTAAATTACGCACACCAGAACTATACGATTGTTTGTTACAAGTTGCAAGAATTTCTTTTACGTTGACATCTAACCAGCCGAACCAGCGTAATACCGGGTATTCGGCCTGAAACCGTCGGGCGATGTCGACCAGATCGACCAACGATTCGTTCCGTTCCGTCTCCGCTTCGGCCAGGACGAAATAATGCGTTTCGTGGAAGAATCGTTCCTCCCCGAGCAGGACGGCGAACTGCGGGAACCCGAGCCCGCCGAATACCCGGGAGATCTGGACCGGTCGGCCGTCATGCCAGAGTTCGCCGCGATCGTTGTATTTGGAGCTGCGTTTGATGATCATACCACACGGCACCTTGCGAGAACGTAACATCCACGCAACGGATCGAGCGGAGCATTTTCATCCTTGAACAAGGGGCCATCGGAAGTCGGAACAGGGATATGGCCAGCCCAATACTCGTAATTATTAGCTCGACGGACATGATACCAAGCAATTTCGGAACCGTCATTCCGTTTGAGTATTTCGAACACAGATCCTTTTGGTAATTTCTCGCAAGCATCAGCAATAACTGCATCTATCGTGGTACCGGGGTATGGAAACGATTCGCACGAAACGAGTCCGTGCTCTGGGGAATTTCCGTCGTCGTCAAATACTGTGACGGTGAAATCATTCGGACCAATACCTCGACCAAAAACAACATGACATCGGTCGTGCCCCTTAATCTCGCAACAACCTTTAAACCCGCAAGTTTCCATCATAACCCTCCCTTTTCCATTTTAGACTGTTCCTTATCATCGAAAAATATCCGATCCGCCACCTCGATCTTCAACCAAGCCATCAGGTAGGCGATCAGTTCATCATCCCGCTGCATTCCCTTAAGATCACAAATTCCCAGCGCCACATGAACCAATTCGTGGAATACGACCGAGGCGTTTTCGTCCGGATCCTCGACCCACATAAAAATTTCCGCCCCGGCATCGTCGGGGATGCAGCAGGCACCACGGGATTTTTCCGGCACGGGAACAACGAAACGTAAGCCGTCCAAGTCGTAGAATGCGTTCCGAGCTTCCTGTGCGGAACAGCCGACGCATGTGGCCACACCGATGTTGAAGATCGGTACTTTCACTACGAATATTTTCATAACGTCGCCCCCACCCCGAGTAGAATCCCCCACTGAATACGAGCCCGTCGTCGTTCCGCTTCGGTCCAACCTCCCGGGGGATGGGGATACCAACCATCGACACCGAACTCGTTGAACCACTCGTTCCACTGTACTGAGTATCGTTTAATCATCACCAGAATCCTCCTTCTCGCTGGTACGTATCATCGAAATTTACGAATCCGACCTTGTGGTCAAACTGAAACTGGTCCGGGCGTGTAATCCCCCGCTCAGTAGATTTCACCCGACCGAGTAATTCGGCCCGCAACCGTTCGTTATCTTCGGCTAGGGACGCAATATCTTTTTTCTGACTATCGACTATCCGCTTCAATCGAATATACTCCTCCTCAATGGTCCGTAACCGGGTCAATTCCGCATCAGCCAACCGCTGACGTTTCCCTTTCAGATTCGCCAGTTCTCGCCGCTGACGATCGACCTTATTCTCCAACCGTTCAATGTACCCTTCCCACTCCATACCCCACCCTCCCGCTAACTCAGATCCATCTCAGAAAACCATCCACTCTTCATAAACGACAGCATCAACGCCCGGGCACGATCCGGTGACCGGCCGAGTAACGTTTTCACCTCGTCCGTACTGCTCACCTTAACCTTACCCAGCTTCACCTCGTAATTAAACGCCAGTAATTCCTCGATGAGTTCCGGGTCGGGCGGCAGCATAGCCAGATCATTACGCAACCATTCGCGGACCTCCCACATCAATTGATCCAGCAGGATACCGAATTCGCCCAGGTCCGTCTTATCCGTGGCGGCCGAAGCAACCATGACCTTAACGGCCGGCAGGGCGTACTGCTTGACCATGTACGGCGCAGTGCCGGCGCCGACGCCCGTACCGTCGCAATATATTGCCGTCAGTGAAGTGATCCCCTGGACGATCAGATCAGCCTGGACCAAATCGCCCACTTCGATAACGTCTTGCTTCTGCCAACTGACGAGCGGATGAACGAAATTCCCGAATCGTTTACACCAAACGGACGAATCACGGCCCTGATCGGCGATATCGAGCCCACCGGTGCAGCGAATCGTTTCCGGCACGATGACCCCGTGGGCCGCAACGAACAGGTCGTAACGTGAACGGGCCTTATCGATCCACTCCTCGCTGATCAACTGGTTATCAGCCTGGGCCGGGTATTCGCCGAGGACGACGTGGGAGAACTGATGTTCGACGATTTTATACGTCCCCGGTGCCAACGGTGCCAGCGGTCGCCGTTGCTGGTCGGTCGGTATGCAGCCGACGAGATATTCCGGCAAATCGAAACACGTTTTATCCCGCTGTTCCCCCGGACCGAGCGGCCGAGTCCACTGTGCGATACGGCGCAGGGTTTTTTCCCGGTCAACTGCGCCAGGGATAACATCGGTACCGGTGACAACGTTCGGGTGGTTCAGAGCTGTGAGTTTGATGACGTTCGCCTGGCCGGTCTTGATCGTCCGGTACACGTGGCCGCGGCGTTCCCGGGGGTTGAACGTGATCAACAAACGACTGAACCCACCGGACAGACACGTTTCAATGCCGGCGAATACCGGGTCCGGGATCGCGTCACCCTCATCGAGCAGGAACAGCAGACTCGGGGCATGTTTGCCGCTGAACCGCGCCTGACGCTGTGCATCGGTACCGGACGAGGGTATGGCCACACCGGTGATGAATTCGAGCGGAGAACGGGAAATTTTCAGGTTTTTGAGGGATGAACCAACGAACAGATGCGCGTGTTTATCGGCGGTGGCAGATATCTCGGCCCACAGGATGTTCTCCAGGTTCGTCTGCGGCGGGGCGGCCGCGCAGTAAATTTGCGGTTCGATCTGACACTTGTAAAACCACACGGCGATTCGCGATTCGATGAACGATTTACCCGTACCGTTACCCGACTGGGCGATCGTCACCGAATTTTCCACCACCGACCGGCAGATCTCCCGCAGATCGTCCGTCAGGTGCTCGCCCAGGACGTGCTCGATAAATCCCTCACAGTCGTTCGAATACCGGCGATAATCGACACCGGCCCGGTCCATGGCGATCAACCGTTCGCGCAGGGCGAGGTATTCGCGGGCTTCGGCGTCGGTCCAGGTCACGGGCGGCCGTCGGCACGAACGCCGGTATTCGGGATGACTTGAACACACCGATCATCCCAGAGTTCAACCATCATGTGGTCCTTTTCGTGCGTAATCGGTAGGGGCCGGCCGAGATGGGTAACACACCACGTGTTTATTACCTCCCGGCATAATCCCGAATCAGGTTTTCCGGGGGCGACACGGGCCGTCATAATCCGTACCCGACGACCTTCGGTGATCCAACGTTTCACCCGTTCAACCATCAATGGAACAGGCGACCCGATATGTTCCGGACCTTTCCACCCGTGATATTCGGCCAGTGTCCCATCCAGATCAACACCAATCCAACCTTTACCAGTACAACCGTGTGTATCGTTCATCGTCGTTTCTCCAGTTCAACCAGGCGCCGCTCGATCTCATCCCGGGACAGGTCGGCGTAGGGGTCGGTGGTGGGGGTATCGTTCAGGCTGTAGGCCTGGCGTTCGAGGGCGATCCGTTTGGACTGTACGAACGCCAACTGGCCGAGTGCCGACGCCCGTTCGGTGACGGTGATACCAAGGACGGTTTGAGTCACGCGGCCCTGGAACGACGAGATATGGACCTTTGTCGGGGGATTATCGGGATCACCGAGTTCAGCCAGTAATTTCAATTCTAACGCCCGTAGCCGCTGTATATCGGCCCGTTGCAGGTTGACCACCGCTACGCGGACGTCGGATGCCTGTTCGACTATTTCCTGCTCAGATGGGAGCTTTATGTCAGGATGGAGAAGTTTTATCCGGGTACGTTCTCGAACCTTGTCGGAGAGATCACGTTGCCATTTCTCCCGCTTCATCACTTTCCGGACGTAGGTTTCCGAACAACCGTGTTTACGTCCAATCTCACGGAGAGACAACATGCCGGCCCGAACATCGACACCCATTGATTCAAGATCGATCTTGCTCATGGTTGAATGGTAAATTAGTTGTTCGCAGTTGTAAAGAAAAAACCTTTCGCGTACCAGTTTGCGTACCATGTCCACAGTTGCGGCCGCCGACTGTGGACATTCCCACCACCTCGACAGCCGGTCCACATCGTCCAACCACCACGGTGTGGCACCCAGTCCAATACCCCATCACTGACCCCTTCGGTGTACGGTCGGTGTGTACCCTTCGGTGTATCTCTAACTCCCTGTACTTCTTATCTATTTCTATATATATACCCCAATACCCTTTACTTTTAAAGAAATAGAGAATAGAAGTAAATATGGTATTAATAACAATTAATGTTGACGATATTTAATATTAATGATAGGACGATAATATTAATTGGTGGTACCCAGAAACAGTTGTTTTGTCGAAAAAACTAGCAACAAGGTGCAAAACGACCATATTTTTGAGGTACTAACAATTTTTGAGGTTTAAGTAGTTGAAACAGTTATTTTTATTTTACCCCTGAAGCTGCGGGGTATGGGCCCCGAGCTAGGGGTGGAAAGGAGGCAAAATGTACTTTGGCAAGAACGGTGCTTCGTCGGCGTTCCCTTTTTCGCGACAGGAAGCACGAAAAGTAAGAAGCAAGATTTATACAGGAGAGGAATGTTCCATCTGCGGAACGAAGGACCACTACACTAAAACCGATATCTGTGTTCGTTGTTCAAAAGATTGGGCCAACGATCTGTTTTGCTACGCAGCAGGAGCGATTAAATTTGAACGAACGAACGAAGGAGTATTTGTTATTCCCGGTCCTATGGTTAAAACCGTTAAGAAACATTTGATCCCAGATCAGGTATGGATAGATATTTATACCATGGTTGATAGTCCAAATTGCCTGTTTATGAAAAACGGTGTTTTGGCAAAATCTGAATACGACGCGTCCCGACTTGGATTGTCCCACTATCTAGTCCCTGTCCCCTGTGAGATGTCCGGGCATTTCGGCGTACTCACCATCAGCGGAAAATGCTCATATTGTGAATCAGAGTCCGATGAACGGATACTTGCCCGGCAAAGAGGGGAGAAATATTATACACCGGGCCAACCTTGCACCCGTTGTGGTCACACTGCGGAACGGCGAACGAGTGACAACCGCTGTACGGGATGTTTCCCGGTAATGCGGAAGCACGTAAGCGATATTGCCAGAATCGACGCAAGGAACAATGGGAAGATTTGGTATACCCCTTTGACTCCGTGCCGAAAATGCGGTGAAATGGCCCTTCGCAGGGTGAGCGATAATCGTTGTTCGGCTTGTTCCCCATTACTGGATACAAACGTCCCGCGGGCACTGGCCAGGTCGTTCGGGCAGAAATGGTACATCCCTGAAGACCCATGCCCGCGATGCGGGAAGATAGTCCGGCATCGGGTGAACGACGACAAATGCAATGGGTGCTATCCCGCTATGACTGATCGTGATACCGAGAGCCCCCGCCAAGCTGCGTTACGTGCCGGTAAGAAATGGTATGTGCCGAAAGACCCATGCCCGCGTTGCGGGATGATTGCCGACCGTCGGGTAAGTGATGGTCAGTGTCAAGGTTGCGTACCCCAGTTAGATCGAGAAACCTCCATAATGATGGAAGCCGCCCCCGATATGGTGGTGTCACGCGACGATGCCCGCCGGCTGGGCCTGAAGGTCTACCGGACCGGTGACGCGTGTCAGCGAGGCCACAGGGGGTTCAGATGGGTATCGACGGGCGGGTGTATCGAGTGTTTGAAGGGACGGTGAGGGTGTAGAGGCGACCGAGCACGGAAATAAATTCCACTCGGTCGTTTTTTTTATTGACAAGTGTACCCACTGGGTATATTGTAGGAGACATAAGAGTGAGTGACCCGATACGGGTAAAATCGAACAGGGGGATATTATGGGATACGCAGTGATCACAGTGGTAAAACCGGACGGATACCGAAAAATCTGGTCCCCAGAACTGACCAACATGGTGGAAAATTCGGTAATTCATTCATCGTTCTATGATATGTACACGGCCGTTTTCCCAGACGAAAAACAGGCAAATGAATATTACGAGCGGATTACCGCTCCGTTCACGCCGAGGACCATCACCGAATTGGAAATATTGAAAGCAGCTTACTGCCGTTTAGATGAAAAATATTGGAAGGAATGCGCGGCCGCCGAAATGGGTAGTCCGATAGGAAAGAATCGTTCGGAAAAGTTGAAACCGCAGATTGATGAGATCCGTACCAGAATTATCGAACTGGAGTCGCGGGTATGACCCCCGCCGAACTAACGCAGATCCGTACCGCCCTCGGCCTGACCCGCAGGGAGATGGCCGAGAAGGTCGGTATGAGCCTGCCGGGATATCGTAAATGGGAACAGGGCCAGCGACCGATCAGAGGACCCGCCCTGGTGATAATTAAACAGATGGTACAGAAATGATACGAGCGTTGATCTGTAAGGTTTTCGGCCATAAATATGGTGAGGTGTACGATTTTAACTGGTATTACGTCGCCCGAAAGTGCCTCCGCTGCGGGCATATTATAAAACAGGATAAACAGACAATCAGGGAATTGTTCTTCGGATTTTTCGACGAGGACTGAAGAGATGTCCCCGGTTCACTGTGTATAGTGACCCGGGGGGGATTCGTTTTTACCACCACAGATCTAATGCCCGATCTATCCATTCATGCAGTTCTTCCACTGTTCTGTTGTTCTCGATTTCAGCCGACACCAACCTACCCGGCAGCCGAACCTCAGACCTGTGAGCATCATCCACCGATCCGGCACGAACGATTTCAATCACCCGGCCGCCGCGTTTCAGGATCGCCTCGGCCTCGTTCGGAAAACGAACGTCGTCGATCACCAGATCATACGTCGTCCCGTCGTGCCGGCGCCACAGTACCAGCTCCCATATATCATCACCGAACGTTTCCCGGCAGGCTTCAGTGCCGAGTAACTGTAGCATCCGCCGATATGTCATGTCCCAGTACGGGTCAATCTGAGATTTTACCGCAAGATCCCCGAGGAACGTTTCGACAGGAACACCAAAAATAATCGATGCGGCCTGTTTGAGTGTTGCGGCATATGCGTCTCGGGTGAAACTATACCAGGTGGTCAGATATTCCGCTGCAGTCGATTTTCCGGCACCAGCCCGGCCTGCGAATCCTATGATCATAAAATTACGGCCTCCCATGAATTTTAATTCATTCCCGTTCCCAGTGTGCCGCCGATTTCACGGCCGCCTGCACCCGGAGTGGGACCGACAGGGGTGTGGTCATCGTGCGGCTTCCGGCATGATTAAAGCGCGAAAGTGTGGCAATGTTTCAACGAAATCACAAAATATCTGCCAGTCCGGATGACGATGTTTCCGCCGTGCTCGATACATTGCCCGTAATGCCTGATAAGAAACCGTAACAATTCGAGTATAAACCTTACTCGGAAGATCGGTCTGTTTCTGTTCCGCCAGTTCGGCACCTGTGAGGGTTTTCAACTCACCATGCATCGCCGAGGATGTTGATAAACATTCGACCCCGTGACGATATGTTTCGAATTCAATCATCCATCCGACTTGCATATCTAAACGGAGATAAGCGACGATACCACGCATCGCCTTGGCATGATCGGCGCCAGCACGAATCAAACGGGAAGCGAGATCTTTGTCACCGGAACCGATAATGACGATATCATTCCATTGACGGGAATCACTGAAAGATTTTTTTGGTAGTCGCATCGCTACTAATGATTCTAACATCCCACAGACTGAGAGTAATTCAACCTGTAATGGTTTATAACTCATGCCCGCGCCCCCATGTGTTCAGAGATCCACGCATTGATCCGTCCGGATTCGATCGCCCATAACCCCGGATCGGCCCGTCGGATCATAAACGTATTCCGGTACCCATCGATCGCCGCGATCAATTGTTCAATCAGGTAAACCCGTTCCAGGGTCGCCCCGTCCCGGTCAGACTGTTCAGTACCGCCCGTGCGGGGGAGTTTTACCGATTTGAATTCGTCCAGTGAGGTATATGTCAGGGAGAAATCACTGATCTGCATACCAGCCTGAACCAGTTTTTTACCGGTGGCAAGTGCGGTCATGGCTTCCGGCAGTTCTTCCGGGCCGGTACATGTGACCTTGCCGCCGGCGTTGTCTTCTAGGACCAGTCGTTTACCGATCTGAACATCGTCGCCGGTTTCCGATTTCCACCATAGCCAAGTGAGAAAATCCGGTTGCGGTTCCGTGACCACGGAGTTAATGATCAGTCCAGTCGATTCCTTGAAAAAATCCTCGAAAATCGCCCGATGTTTCCCACTGGTCGAGAAGAACAACACGGTCCCTGTGGCGACGTTCCAGACGACATCGACGGTAACGGTGGTCGGTTTCGCCCGGCGGATCATCTCGGTCCGGATACGCTCTTTAATTTCCATACGCATACCACGGGACAGCCGGGGAATCTGTTGTTCGATCCGGACCCGCTGCTCTTCCTTGGCGCAGAATTTTTTCAGCAACGCCGTCGGAACCGTTCGTTCGTCAATCCTGAGTGTTGTGACCACATAGTCGTCGATGTCAATGAATCGTGCCACCGTGAATCGACTGAGGTCGGGACGGTCGTCACCGACCACCTTGTAGCGTGTAAAATTTGTTCCCACTGTGTTACCTCCTGTTTTGACCAGCCCACTCGCGGCACGGTCGGGTTGATGTGTAATATTTTGGTCCGGCCGGTAACGACCGAATCAGTTTTGCCGCCTCACCATATGTGTCGACAGCTGCTATCGTTTCCGGTTTCAGAGCGACCGGACGATCCCGGTCACTGCCGCCACCTTCGTATATTTTATCGGTTCGTTGGATGTAGATCATGGTATTATTTCGTTATCAATCAGACTGTATCTGTCATGATGGATTGGTGTTATCACTGCCTTTTTCTCTTTCCACGATATGCTTGCACCTGAGCCACATGAATTACATATATGCACCCCCATTGCAGAAGAGTCTTGGTCAATATCAGTCGATCCGCAATCATTGCATTGTTGGTATGTTTTCCGCATTGCTTAACCTCTGGTCGATTCTAGTTTCTAACCGTGTATCCGTCACCGGTTCGCCCCAAACACTGCCGCCGCCTTCGTATATTTTATCGGTTCGTTGGATGTAGATCATGGTATTATTTCGTTATCAATCAGCCACTTTCTCGCCGCAATGAGGGCAGTGGGACAGGGCAATACTCACCTTTTCTTTCTTCAATTTCTCTTTCCCATTCTTCAGCTTGTGGGTGTATTCGACATCAAAAGTTGTTGTCGGCCTCGAAGTCATCTTGTTGTTTTTGATAATAAATCCGTAACCAGCCAGGCTCCCTGTGATGTTTATCGCATCCGGTCGCATCTCCTGAACTTTTGCCAGCAATTTTTCTTCAAGCACCTTTCTGCAATCGCACATAATCCATCCTATTTTCAGGTTTTCAAAATGTTGATACTAGTTTCAACACCGTCACCTACCGCCCACCCCCAAACACTACCGCCGCCGATCCACCAGCCACCACCGCACCCTGTGCGTCCTGATACGCCTTCGCCACCGCTGCCGGCACCGTGATATTACAGGCCAGATGGCCCCGTTTCACAAACAATCTAGGTTTCCCCCCGTCCGGCAGGACCGCGTTATTCACCCGGCCGCCACGTAACGCCGGATGGTGGTCATAACCGAGATCGTTCAACAACTCGCGCCGTTTGTTAATCGGAATCGAATTATCCCGACGCATTGATTTTAGCAGGGTGTCCAGTGCCGTACTCGATATCCACCCGCCGGCGAATCCCGGCCTGCCCTCGTCGACCGCTTCCAGGATCTGCTGTTCGACACTACCCAGACTGGCGGCGATGGCATCGACCGTCGATGAGGTCCGGGGCGCCCGGTGCATATCGCCGGCCGGGTTCAGGGCGTCCGGTATCTGATGGGTAGCCAGAACCTCATGGACGATTTCATACCCACCCGACCGTGCCCAGTTATACAGGTTCGGGAAATAATCACCGGCCATGCCGTCCCGCTTGATATCAGCGGCGCACTGTTGGGCGGTGTAAAACACAGCCAGACGCCGGTCGTTGTCGGTTTTTCGCACGGCGTCCTTGTGGTTCGAGTTAAAAATAAAATTACAACACAGATCGCGCATGACCTGACTGGTCTGCATGGCCCGGCAGGGGTAGCGGTCCGCCGTGATCATCGGTTTGAGAATCTCAATCAGTTCCCGTTTTTGCTCCGGGATGTAAATATCCTCCACACCGATAACGAGTTTATTGAATAACCACTCGTTGAATTTTTCGCCGATCTCGGTTGCCGGCGGACTGTGGAAATATCGTTCGCCGATGGCCGCGGCCACACAACGGGTGAGGAACGATTTACCATTGCCCTCTGCCCCTTGGAACAGCGGCGCCCACTGAAATTTTACGCCCTTGTGCTGGATCAGGGCGGCCAGATATGCAAGGGCAATCGCCCGGTCGTCGGTGTTCGGCAGAATCCGCGAGAGCAGATTGAAAAACGGGCCGGCATCGCCACGGCGGCGGCCGGTAATCACCGGGACATAAATATTCACCAATGACCGGCTGTCCCGGACGACGATTTCCCCCGGTGTTTTATTCGGCTGAAAACATGTGGATTCAGCGATCGGATATTTTACCAGTTGGGATTCCTGAAACGCTTCCCAGGCCTTGGTCGTCGGTTTTTTCCGGCCGTTCGATGAGATGGTAAATTCGTATCCACCGAACGTACTGTTGAACTGTTCCGGTTTTAGGAGCGAACCGTTCGGCACGAATATTTTATGTTGGTCCTGGACATACACACACCCCCGGAAATGCTCGACCTGTTGCTCCGGTCCAAGAATCTGGTGCCCAACTGTGTATGCGGGACCGTCGGTCGGCCGGGCCGTCGGTGATTCGATCGGGGTCAGCATCCGGGCCAGCTGTTCGCCGGATTTTTCCCGGTTCTCCACCCACCAGGCGGCATCGGGGATCGTGTCGAACACTTCGGCGCCGGCGGGATACTCAGCCAGTTTCTGCGCCCGGATCTGCAGTGCCCAGGTCACCTGTCGTTCGGTTCCACGTAAGGCCGCGGTGTCGGTCTGGGTCGGGGCGGGTATCGAATACACAGTGGTCTGGGAGGCGACGGCCCCGGTGATCGTGCGGATCAGGTAATCCTCGCGGTCCCATTTATCCCGGCGTAACTGCGACTGCAGCATCAGGCGGTGAATACGTTCGGCATTCCGGCCGGTCCAGAACGCCAGATGTTGAGCAAGCGCCCGGTCAGCCGATGAGGCGTCGTAAGCTCGGCTACCGCCCGGATCGGGGTAGGCGATAGCGAGTGCCGGTTCGTTCGCGTTCCACAGATCCGTCACCGACGCCCGACCGCCGAACGCCGCCCCGGCCGTCTGTTTCGATGAGAGCATCCGGTTGATTAGTTCCTGGTCGTCGGCCGGTCCGGTGTATTCCGGGACGGGCTCAGTGGTCCAGGCGACAGGGGTTATCGTGGTAGCCGGGGGGAACCACCGGTCGATAACCCCTGTCAGTGCAGCCGTACAGTCGGTTGCAGCGTTACCCATGGCCCGGTCCCCCGTGATCATGGCGAACCGTGATTCGGTGTAGAGTTCCAGGCCCAGGGGGATATTTTTACACCCGTGAGCAGGCGGTAAACCGCTGTACGACCCGAAAATATGCAGTCCTCGGCCCGACTGTGACACCTCGACCGCTGCACCGGGTAGGGCCGCGAGAACGGTGAGTGCCGTGGCGGACCATCCGTCGGGTGTGAGACAGTCGTCGATATCGAGGAAAAACAGATTATCTGTGACGGTGAACAGGAAACCCACACCGTACCCGTCGCCACACTGACCTGCGAGGAATCGGGCCGTGGGGTAATCGGTCCAGGCGGCCGGATCGTTCTGCCAGTCGGCGCCAGCGGCGAATACCTGCAGGGTCCGGTGATCGACGGGGAGTTTATTGGTTTTCCCGTCGGGTTTGGGTACCAGACGGACGAGGATCCACTGATTACGTGCGACGAGCGGAGCGAGCGGACCGGGACGGGTGATCAGGGCGGATAGTGGTTCGGTCATATAGCCACCCGGTTGTGCTGTAGGTCGACGTATTTTTGATTCAGTTCGATCAGTATTGCGTGACGGTTGTTCTGTTTCGCCACCATTCCGGTTGTTCCACTGCCGCCAAACGGATCTAGTACCGTTCCACCTACCGGACAACCGGCGAGGATGCACGGCTCGATTAGGGCTGGGGGGAACGTTGCGAAATGTGCGCCTTTATAGGGTTTGGTCGGAACGGTCCAAACTGAGCGCTTGTTACGACCGTTGGCAGCGAGTTGTATTGTCCCCTCCCCACGGTCCCGAACGGACGGGTTACCACCAGGGAAAGCGATTGCCCTGAGTTCATTTGGGTGGGAATTCCTCTTTGCCCTTGTAATGGACTCGGCTTTGTGGGGTTCACGGATCGCATCTGCGTCATAAAAATATCGTCCCGATTTCGACAGCAGAAAGATATACTCATGTGATTTTGTGCAACGATCTGTCACGCTTTCAGGCATAGGGTTTGGTTTGTGCCAGATGATATCCTGTCTGAGATACCAACCATCTTCTTGCAGGGCAAAGGCTACACGCCAGGGGATGCCGATGAGGTCTTTGGGTTTGAGTCCGCCCACGCTGTGGGAAGGGGAACCGGTAGACCCCCGCTTGGACTGTTGCTTACTGCCCGCCTTGTCTGTTCCCTTCCGCTGACCTGGGTGGGCGCTGTAACTATCACCCAAATTCAACCACAATGTACCATCGTCACGGAGAACCCGGCGCACTTCACGGAACACCCGTACCAATTTTTCAACATATTCTTCGGGTGTAGGTTCGAGTCCGATTTGCCCTTCAACGCCATAGTCTCGCAGCCCCCAATACGGTGGGGAAGTGACGCAACAATTTACCCACTTATCGGGGTATAATTTCAGAACCGTTAAACAATCTCCGGTATTTATCTCAACGTGGGCGCTCATCGCTCACGCCCCCTTCAACAACGCAACCGCTTTCTCCTTCAGTGCTTCAGGCGCCTTACGTGCCTGAGTTTCCCCGTCCGCGAGTCCCTGAGCGACGATCTCTGGGATTTCCAGCACCACCGCCCGACGCATGATCGCCTGGCGCAATTGGTTCATCGTGGCAAAATATCGACTGACGAGGGTGTCGGACACCCCGGCCCGTTCGGCCACCAGCACCCGTGTTACCTTCCGATACCCGACCGACTGAGCCACCTGTACAGCCGATTCGAGGATGTGTTCACGGCGTAATTCCGGGTTCGCCCTGAGTTTACGGACCGACTGGGCCGGTAGGTTCGCAACGGCCGGATCACGTCGGAGCGAGTCGATAAATTCGTTGAACGTTTGGCCGGTAACGTGGCGGAAACTACCGTCCGGTATGCCTGCGGCGGCGCATAAACCCACACGGGTAAGGTTGATCAGGCCGTCGGTACGGGCTAGATTTATCGCGATCGTGCGGACGGTTTGTTTCAGGGGGTATTCGGTTGTCATGGTTTTACGGGTGTTGAGGTTAGTAATACGGGTGATATTACCGCGTAGTGTCGGGCGTGTCAATACGTATTCATATGTGACTGAGTCGAACATTCTTCTGAGCAGCGATCACATCGGCCAGATGGACCACCAAATGGATATACCCATATTCCTCCGGGAATTTCCGCTCCACGTCCCGGCCGGTCAGATCCGTCCAGCGTCCCATGTGCCAGGCAATCGACCCGGTGATCAGATCAAGCAACCGTTTGTCCAGGCCTTGGGCGATACCGTGTTCCCGTACCCACACGGCGCCCTCATAGTCGTGGTTCTTCGTGGTATGGTCCTGTTTCGGTAACCCATATTTCAGAACGTCGTGCAGGATCGATGCCGCGATCACACAATCGGTTTCGAGCCGGGTCGCGCTGAACACATCACACAGTTTTATCGCGAAATACACCACGGCCCGGGTGTGACGGACGAGACCGCCTTCACCGTTTGATTGCTCGGGATGGTATTTTCCCGACGAGGACGACGGTACGGTCCAGAAATATTCCGGCGCCTCGGCGAGACAGTGCTCGGTGAATTCGCGGACTGCGCGGTCACGGATTAAACAGAGTTCTTCGTTCAGTGGGTTCATATGGTCACCGAGTCGGGATATTTTGTCGCAAGTGGACGATATTCTTCAGGGGCGGTTCTACCACATTTCTTACAGACCATTGTCGGTATCACGTTCACATGGAAATTCGAGTCATCGTAGCCGGAACCGTTAAGCTCAATGTGGCCGCAATGTTCACATTCGTAATCTGCTCGGAAATCTCTTCGGTGTTGCGATATTATCCGTTTTATCTTCATACCTAAATCGTCCCCTCGCCGACGGCGAACGCTGCGTCGCCACCCATAGAAATTATTAATTCGGCCCAACGTAACTGGGCCTGTTCTCGTTCCGTTCCCCGGTATTTCCAGCCGGCCGCCTTAATCTCGCGGGACAAAAACACCCCGACGGTCCGACCGACCATGCACGGTGTGATCACAACCGGCCGAATACCGATCAGATCCGCCGATTTCAGCCGGGCGTTCAGTTGGGCCGAATCGTTCGCCAGCCCGAACCGGACGAACGAACCCGTGTCCATCAGCCCGGCGCCGACGTTATTCCGGAACAACAGGCACCCGCGGCGCGAGGCTTCCAGCCGGATCGTCTGTTGCACAGCGGCCTCGGACGTAACAGAAGGGTCCGGCGGCACGGGGATGTCAGCGATCAACCGGTTCCGCAGGTCGATTAGGGCTGCGGGGGGTATGTTCCAGCGGGCGGCCCAGGTGTGAAGTGTGTCGGGGTTCATGTTATTTCGTTATTGTGCAGGATGCCTTACGAACCAACTACTGAACCATCAAGCCAGGTAAATTCCCCAACAGGAAAGTGAGCACCACAACCGGCGCAGAACGTCCCGCTATAGAATTTCGGATCACGGGCATATGTTTCAGCCAGCGAAAGTCCCATCTTCGTCACCACGCCGCATTTGGTGTGCTGGTAATTTCTGCGGACAGGGCGGACAAAACCCTTGGCCCTCTCTTCGGGGCAGAGGACGACATAACCCTTTTGTTGACCGGTATTCTCGTCAATCTCCCGGTGATCGGGTGCGACAGGGCTTCCATCGGTCATACAGGTTTTCGGCTCGGTCATTGCATTCTCCCTTTTGCTGCTTCAGTGTTTGCCGCCAGGACGATTTCTCCCAACTCATCAATAGAGGTAGCGAATACCGTCAGAGTGAGAGTATCTTTGGTCACGCCGGGATGTTGTTCAAATTGATATCCAGCTTCGGACAAATGGCGCTTGAAAATCGGTAACTTCCAGTCATCTATAGCGATTCCTGCTTTAAGCATGTTTTTCCTCCCTACAGGTTAATGTTCCCTCTCCGAAATAACGCTTAGGATCGGCATATTCTTCCCGAGAGTCCGTCCAGCCGACAGTGTTGCCGTCCATGGTAAATTGCGCTTTACCGCAGATCTCACAGCACTTTCGACAACTGCCAATTGGCTGGTCATCTTGAGTTATAAGGTGCAGAATTCTCTTCATACTCCGCTCCATTTCCGGCAATCGCCGGTAGAAGATTGTATTTTCCAACCGTGCATCCGTCACGACACCCCTAACCGCCGATACAACCCCGGATAATCCTCGACCGTCAGCGGGATTCGGAATTCATCGTCGGGTGGAATATTCAGACAGGGGGTCCACCCGGTACCATCCCACCGGTATGTGAGCCCGTTGTCGGTAATACCATAGATTCCCGGTTGCCGTAGATGGGTAAATATTTTCATACCGGCCCCCATACCACCAGGGCGCAGACGATGACAAGGGTTACGGCTACAGATACCCACCATCCAGTGTATCGGCGGGGAACCGGGTATTCCGACCCGTAAGGTGATGGGCGGTTTATCACGATAAATGGTTGTTGTCGTTCGAGTTTTCGGCGTAGGCTGGTCATGATTCGTTCTCCTCTGGGTCAGGTGTGCAGTCGATACAAGGATCGACATATAAAGCGGGTAAACTGTTTCCCGGTGAACAGGCAGCCACATAGGCTTGCAGTTCTGTCCCACACGCGGCACAGAGTACCGTTATAGGGTGATCAGAATCAAATCTGCCGGTTTCAGCGGCGGCCTGGGCACTCATATAATCACCGATATCAGAATTATTACAGCAAGGAGTATCCCGGTTCGAACAGACGGCCGGGCGGGGGGTAAATACGATTCGTGCCAGTCGGGTGGTGAGAGTATCATATGTTTAATAGCTCCATACCGTACCGAATTATCGCTGTCTTCACATCCGCCCTCGCCGCCCAGGCCGCCCTCGCCGCCGCCGCCGCCGCCTCCGCCGCCCTCGCCCTCGCCGCCCAGGCCGCCGCCGCCGCCGCCTCCGCCGCCGCCGCCGCCTCCGCCGCCCTCGCCCTCGCCGCCTCCGCCCTCGCCCTCGCCGCCTCCGCCGCCCTCGCCCTCGCCGCCTCCGCCGCCCAGGCCGCCCTCGCCGCCTCCGCCCTCGCCGCCTCCGCCCTCGCCCTCGCC